TTTGATGGTGCAACAACAGGTTGAATGCGAGTGGCAACACATGGTAGGTGTGATCTGCCTTAACCAAGTTGATAGGCGTCAGACCAAGCCTGTGCTCACAGAGTTTTTTGAACGGTGGCCTACAGCAGGCTATTTGCTGTATGCAACGGTTGATGAGATTGCCGAAGTGCTGAAGCCATTGGGCATGCAGAATGTTAGGGCTAGACGTATTTGGAAAATGAGTTTACAATATATTAACTGGGACAAAAAGGATGCCAACGATTTATGCGGCATTGGCAAATATGGTTCCGACAGTTATAGAATTTTTTATAAAAACGACATCCCTGGTGATGTTGAAGACAAAGAACTTTTAAGGTATATTGAGGAAGAAGCATGAAGTTTAAAGAATTATATTTCCACACAGTGGCAATTGCTGTAGGCACAAGTTTCTTAGCAAGTGTAGCATTTGCTGATTCTAATAACGTAATGGGTGTTACAGAGGACCACTACAAAACTGTGATTAAACAACGTCCGTATACTGTCGAAGTATGCAAGGATGTTGCCGTGAGTGGTGATAAAACTGCTGACACTATTGTTGGTACAATCATTGGTGGCGTAGTAGGACATCAAATTGACCACAAAGATGGTGCAAAGATTGGCGGAGTGTTAGGTGGCATTATTGGCAACCAAAACTCAGACGCACAAGGTGGCACTAGAACACAATGTCAGCGTGAAACACGCTATGAAGAAGAACAGGTTAGGGTTTACAGTCATTCAACTGTTACTTTTTGGGATAACAATCGTGAATACACAGTAAGATTTAACCGATAAAAGAGGTTGCAGAATGAAGTTTTTAACTAAAATGTTTAAACCTAAAAAAAGAGATAAACAGACTCCGTTAGCAAACATGATAGTTTCGCATATTACGGAAGCTGAACACAAACCTACAGCAGAAAGGAAGAGACAAAGATAATGATTTGGATGGTATTTATTGCATTGTTTGCCGCAGATAATGCTGAATTTTTAGAAATGGTAGAAGAGCGTCAGAACGCAGGACACACTTGGCAGTATGTTGGCAGAACAGAAGTCACCGACAAGTATATTGCACTGCCTGCTGTAGAAGAACGTACAGGTAAAGAAGTGTTCTATTGGGAGATTGTTGATGAAACTACGCTATAGTGAAGCGTTTTATTCAGTGCAAGGTGAAGGCAAGTTCGTAGGAGTACCTAGTGTATTCCTGCGCACATTCGGTTGTAACTTCCGTTGTATGAACTTTGGTGTTGATACTAAGAAGAATCGCACAGAGTTACACGCAGAAGGACAAAGATACAACGCAGAAGTTGCAGATTTAATTGCAAAAGATGTACACAAGACCACAGAAAAGTTTGAAGACTTGCCTATTATCCACACAGGCTGTGACACATATGCTAGTATCTATCCTGAGTTTAAACACTTTAATCGTCAGGCAGAAGTTGACGAAGTAGTTGAACATTTGCTGAGTCTTACTCCAGAGGGCAAGTGGACAATGGATAATGGACAAGATGTACATCTTATCCTCACAGGTGGTGAGCCGTTGTTAGCGTGGCAACGACTTTACGTAGAACTGTTTGAGCATCCACGTATGAAGGATTTAAAAAATGTTACATTTGAAACAAACACTACACAAAAGTTACACGATGATTTCTACGAGTATCTCAACACTCAAGACAGATTTGAAGTTACTTGGAGTTGCTCCCCGAAACTTAGTGTTAGCGGAGAACCTTGGGAAACTGCTATATTGCCTGATGTTGCTAGTCAGTATGATAGTGTTAACGGTAGCGACATGTATCTCAAGTTTGTTGTCGCTAGTGAAGACGACTTTGATGAAGTCACTAGAGCTGTTCAAGCATACCGTGATCGAGGCATTGAGTGTCCAGTATATCTTATGCCGCTTGGCGGACGTTCGGAAGAGTACAGTCTCAATGTTAAAGACGTTGCAGAAGCGTGTATGGAACGGGGCTGGAGATTTACGCCAAGACTCCACATCAGCTTATTCGGAAATGCCTGGGGAACATAGTAGAGGTATGCCAAGTGAATACTACAAAAATGAGCAACACAAACGTGCTATGAAGGCTCCGATTAAAAAACCCGATTTAGATTTAGAACAACGAGCTAGGGAGGCAGGATTATGAGTGAATGGTTTAAACGATTAATTGGTAAGAAAGAGAAAGAACAAACTACTGAAGAAGTAAAGACTTCAGAAGATCTACGTCGCGAAGCACTAGACGCAGAAAAGGCGGCGGCTACTGAAGCAGGCGAACCGTGGGTAGCTGTACTTGACACACAGATTAATCCTGAAAACATTCGTAACGGCTTCTTTGAACTTGATTGGAATAATGAGTTTATTGAACAACTTATGGATGTAGGGTATCAAGGTGAGAGTCAAGAACAAATTGTAGATGCTTGGTTTAAAACAATTGTTGGACAGATGCTAGAGGACGACGGTCTTGACACAGACAGGGGTCGAGGTTACATTAAAACAGATAAACTAGACGACGGCAAGAGTGAGGTATCATGATATTTAAAAAACTATTTGGTTACATTCCATTATTTAAATTTGACAAAAGCACACATAGGCAATATACTATTAAGTATGAAGACTTATGTCAGTGAGGACGAATGAATACTTATATCTTAATAGACACAGCTAACACTTTTTTTAGAGCTCGACATGTTGTGCGTGGCGACATTGATACTAAAGTAGGTATGGCTTTTCATATTACTCTTAACAGTATTAAAAAAGCGTGGACAGACTTTAATGGCACTCATGTTGTGTTTTGTTTAGAAGGTCGTAGTTGGCGTAAAGACTATTACGAACCCTACAAACGCAATCGACAAGTAGCACGAGATGCACTTACACAACGCGAACAAGAAGAAGACGAAATCTTTTGGCAGACATTTGATGAGTTTAAAGACTTTGTAAGTGAAAAAACTAATTGTACTGTACTACAGCACAAACAGTTAGAAGCAGATGATTTGATTGCAGGCTGGGTACAGTCGCACCCTAATGACAATCATGTTATTATTTCAACAGACGGCGACTTTGCACAGCTAGTAGCACCTAATGTAAAACAATACAACGGTGTTAGTAATGTAACTATCACACACGAAGGTTACTTTAACGATGACGGTTCAGAAGTAATTGACAAGAAAACTAAAGAACCTAAGCCTGCACCTGATCCTGCGTTTATGTTGTTTGAAAAGTGTATGCGTGGCGACACTAGTGATAATGTGTTCAGTGCTTATCCTGGTGTACGCAAGAAAGGTACTAAGAATAAAGTTGGTCTTATCGAAGCGTTTGAAGACAAAGGCACAAAAGGTTACAACTGGAATAACATGATGCTGCAGCGTTGGATTGATCACGAAGGTGTCGAACATCGTGTGTTAGATGATTACACACGCAATGTAACACTTTGTGACCTTACAGCACAACCTGATGACATTAGAGAGATAATTAATAACACTATTGCAGAACGTGCAAAACCTAAGGAAGTATCACAAGTAGGATTGCGCCTAATGAAATTTTGTGCTAAACATGACATGCAAAGAATTTCAGATAATATACAGCCTTATGCTGAGGCACTTAATGCAAAATATCCTAAGGAGATATAATGATTAATGCAAAGCCAATTTTAAAAAATAAATTTTGGATTATTGAATCAGACGGAGAACGAATCGGTACGCTCTCGAAAGAAGAAGACAAAAGATACATGTATCATTGTTCATCCGGTACTGAGTATTTTAATGATACAAAGTCTTTTAGATCGTTTATAGGAGATGTTAACTGGGATAAAACTAGTATTTCTGACGACAGCGATCGAGAAAAAAATATTCACGGATTTGCTACTTCTTCTACACCGTATAATGTTATGTATAATGTACAAAAAAAGTTGCCTCTTTTTACAAAGAGCAAAAAATCTAAGAGTTTATACTGTGCAGGATATTATATTATTAAATTTGATAAAGGTTGGGTAAGAAGTTTTTGCCCCAAGTTAGCAACACTTGAGAAATATGACCATAAAGGCCCTTTCAAGACAGACTTTACTATGCGTCAGGAGTTGAGCAATGCAAACAAACGAACCGATTAATACTATTCCAATTCAACAATTTATACAAATTGTAAAAACAGCCGACTCTAGCAATCAAAAAGAAGTTAAACTTCCTTTATCACAGGCAAAAGCACTTGTGTATGCACTGTCTACAGTAATGGCAAATCAGCAAGGACGTCTAGAAAAATTAATTGTTGATAACAAATCCAATAGTGAAGAAGTGGTCACTATTAGCATGGACGGCGGCTCTGGGTGGAAATAACTTAGCAGTTTTTAGCTAAAAAAGATAAATATATACGTAGTTAACTTAAAGGAATTACGTATATGAGTCGTCCAAAACCAACGATTATTTTAGAAAATATCGACAAATCAACATACAAATCAGAGCAAGTATTACTAGCAGATGCAATATGGGCTGTATTCTATCAAGGAAAGCCTTTTAATTTAAAAACATCTAACGCTCTTACAAACTATCCCGGACCTAAATATAAAAAAGTAAGTTTTAGTAATCCAGGACATGCTCACAACTTAGCAAAAAAATTAAACGAAACATTTAAGTCAGATGAATTTGCTGTGTACAAATTAACTGACGGGGAAGTTGTGAGAGAAGAATGAACTGGAAAGAGACCTATACCAAGATCTTTCTTAAACAATCAAACATTGCTGTTAGTAACTCTACACTAAAACAATACTTGCCAGTATGGTGGCAAAATACTAGAGAAAAATCCGAAGGCGGTCTTAGGTTAACTGATCAAGGATTTGAATTTATCACAGATAATTTGGACTTACAAACCTACGAAGTTCCTTTTCCTAAAGATTTTAAGATGACTACACAGACTATTATTTTTTTAGATAAATTTATTACATGCCCTTACTATTTGACCAATCACAGTATCTTTGTAACAGATGAAAAAAAGGCAATGGAATTACATTTGTTTAGTGGCGATTTACGCAAGTATGGACTTAACAAAGCTATTGCAAGACATGAAGAAGATGAAGAAGAATAAATTTTCGCACAAAGAGGTTGACTTTTTATACTGTGGTGCTATACTGTATTCATAGTTAGAAATAACTTTCATTAGCAAACTACAAGGAATACATAATGGAAAATATTGCACTACGTACTGTAAGTCCTAATAATGCAAAAAAGAGTATTGTCCGAGCTTTTAAAAAGAAGCGTCCGCTGTTTCTTTGGGGTGCTCCGGGTATTGGTAAGTCTGAAATTGTTGATCAGATTACAAAAAGTCTTGAAAACAGTTTGTTAATTGATATTCGTTTGAGTTTATGGGAGCCTACAGACATTAAAGGTATTCCTTACTTTGATAGCAACTCAAGTACTATGGTTTGGGCTGCGCCAAGTGAACTGCCTAGTGCAGAAATGGCTGCTAAGTACGACAACATTGTATTGTTCTTAGACGAAATGAACTCAGCGGCTCCTGCTGTACAGGCGGCGGCATATCAGCTTATTCTTAATCGCAAAGTTGGTACATACGAGTTACCAGACAATGTGCTTATTGTTGCCGCAGGTAACAGAGAAGCTGACAAAGGTGTTACATATCGTATGCCTGCTCCGTTGGCTAATCGCTTTGTACACTTGGAAATGGAAGTTAGTTTCGATGATTGGTTTGAATGGGCTGTTAAAAACAGTATTCACAAAGATGTTGTAGGTTTTCTTCAGTTTAGTAAGAAAGACTTGTATGATTTTGATCCTAAGAGTCCAAGTCGTAGCTTTGCAACGCCTCGTTCGTGGTCTTTTGTATCAGAGTTGTTAGAGGACGACGATGACGAAAGTACTACAACTGATCTTGTTAGCGGTGCTGTTGGCGAAGGACTTGCTGTTAAGTTCATGGCACATCGAAAAGTTGCTAGCAAACTCCCTAATCCAACAGATATTTTAAACGGCAAAGTCAAAGATATTAAGACTAAAGAAATTAGTGCATTGTACTCGTTGACAGTATCGCTATGCTACGAGTTAAAAGATGCTTGTGATAAAGATGACAAGAAGTTTGATAACAAAGTAAATAACTTCTTGCGTTTTGCTATGGACAATTTTGATACAGAGCTTGTAGTGATGGGCATTAAACTTGCTCTTACGCAATACTCATTGCCTATTGATCCGGACTCCATTGAATGTTTTGATGAATTCCACGAGCGGTTTGGCAAGTATATCCAAGCAGCACAAAGTGCATAACTAAGGGGCATAATGCCCCTTAATCTCTTGACTTACTCTGTAAATACTGTTATAGTTATACTATAGAAATTAACAAATAAGGTGCAATATGGCGGCTAAAGATACAGCAAGTAAACTTAAAAACTGGACACCCGACCCGGATATCACGCAAGAAGAATTAGAAAAAATGCGTGTAGAAGTATACGATCGTATTATTATTGCACGAGTCGGCTTGCTACTACGTCATCCATTCTTTGGTAATATGGCAACACGATTGCGTGTACTAGCGGCTGATGACTGGCTTCCGACAGCCGCTGTAGACGGACGTAACTTATATTATAACACACAATTCTTTAATGCAATGTCAAACAAGGAGATCGAGTTTGTTGTTGCACACGAAATTCTACACATGGTGTTTGATCACTTAGGGCGACGTGAAGAACGTAATCCCATGCTGTATAATATTGCAGCTGACTATATTGTAAACAATACTCTAGTACGTGATCGCATCGGCGAAACTCCTAAGATTGTAGACTGTTTCCAAGACTTTAAATACGACGGCTGGAGTTCGGAAGAAGTGTATGATGACTTATTCGAGCAAGCTGAAAAAAACGGCGAAGAGTTCTTAGAAAAGTTAGGCGAAATGCTAGATGAACACCTTGACGGTGAAGGCGAAGACGACAATGACAGTGAAGGTGATGCAGAAGGCGAAGACAGTAACGGCAACGATGTAAGCAAGCGTAGGCCTAAGTTCTCTGAAGAAGAAATGAAGCAGATCAAAGACGAGATCAAAGAGAACATGCTTAGTGCAGCGCAAAGTGCCGGAGCAGGAAATATTCCAGGCGAAGTTGCTAGGATGATTAAAGAGCTTACAGAGCCTAAGATGAACTGGCGTGAACTGTTACGTCAACAAATCCAGAGCACTATTCGAAACGACTTTACGTTTCAACGTCCGTCACGTAAAGGTTGGCATACTGGTGCAGTACTACCTGGTATGAATTTCTCAGAGACAATTGATATTGCTGTATCTCTTGATATGAGCGGGTCAATTGGTAATGATCAAGCTCAGGACTTTCTTAGCGAAATCAAAGGTATTATGGAAGAGTATAAAGACTACAATATTAAATTGTGGTGTTTTGACACTAAGGTATATAATGAGCAAGACTTTAGTGCAGACGGAGGAGATGACTTGCTAGACTACGAAATTGTAGGTGGCGGTGGTACTGACTTTATGTGTAACTGGGATTACATGAAAGAAAATAACATTGTTCCTAAGAAGTTTATTATGTTTACAGATGGTTATGCTTGGAACAGCTGGGGCGACGAGGACTACTGTGATACAGTATTTGTTATTCACTCTCACCACGACAAGAACATTCAGGCACCATTTGGACAAACGGCACTGTACGACGAACATGTCAATTAAGTCTGCTACTACACCAGAAAATTTATTTAAGATAAGGAGGCTTTCTCATCAGCCTCCCCACCTTGAAACTATTGACTTAGCTTACACATATAATATAGAAAAAGCATTAGAAAAATGGATAGAAGCTAATCTTAAAAAAAGATATTTTCTTAGTAAAAGCGTAGGAGTTACTAGCGAAAATAAAATAGATAACATTGTAAGAGTCGGATTTGAAGATCCAAAAGAGCTTTCCTATTTCGTTCTTGCATGTCCTTTCCTAAAATATAAATAAATATTAAGTACATATATAACTAGAAGGAGTATTAATATGTCTACAGAAACAGCAACTCAGGAAGCAGAAACAACTCAAACAGCAGTTGAGCTTACTGTACAAGATCTTGGTGTATTAAGATCTATTATTGATGTTGCATCTCAGCGGGGTGCATTCAAAGCTAATGAGCTAGAAGCAGTTGGTAAAACGTTTAACAAACTTGATACTTTCTTGCAGACTGTACAAAAAGCGGAAGAAGAAGCTAAGGCCCAAGCCGACGAGGCACAAGGAGACAAGTAATGAGCGAAATTAAACATGTAGGAAGACTTAAAGCAAATCAACGTAAAGTTATTGTTGCTTACCGAGTTATCCCCGGTGAAAATCCTCCAACTAACGCACTTGTAATTGACACAGCTAGTTTATCAGATTCTGATCATGATACCGTAATTAGAACTGTTGAAAGCAATGCAGGACAGAGTGCATTTGAGTTTGTAGAAGTGATGTCACGCTCACAATTAAGTGATGGCGCTAATATGCTTGCACGTTTCCATGCAACTGGAAAGTTACAAAAGATTCCAATGAGTCAAATCGAAATGACTCCTAACACAACAACTAGTATCGGTCTTGATGAACTTAATAAAATTATTGCAGACCAGCGTGGTGTAACAATAGCCGACTTAGCACTTAAGGATCCTAACGAACTTCCCGAAGGTACTACTATTCAAGAAGCGGGATCTGTTAATGAGATGCCTAGCAAACCCTCTCCTGTAGTGGCAGAATCGCAAGCTGCAAACTTACAAGCGCCGACAGACGGAGTTCTTTCAGACGACGACTTAGCTGCAAGTTATAGATCACAAGCTGACAGATTGTTTAAAGAAGCACAAGCGTTAAGAAAGCAGGCAGAAGAATTAGTCCCTACAAAAAAGAAAGTCAAAAGTGAATAAAAGACTTCCTGAGGATGTAATTAAACATTGGCCCGAAGTCTTTAAAGACATTGATATACACACTATTCCCATTAACTATCTTAGTACGATTCGAATAGAATTTAAAGAAGGTACTGTATGGGAAATAGATTGTAATGCCAAAAAAGAAACAGGTGCAAATCTTGACGAAACTGTAGCTGGGTTATTTGATGAGTATGGAGATGAAATTCTCCATGTTGATTTTCGTTTGAATACGCAGAAAGTTAAAAAAGATGTTATTAAAAAAACTAGAGCCTTTTTAAAAAATCCTACTAAAAAAAGAAGATGATATTTCTGATTATGGCATAAATACATATAACAACGATTTAGGAGCATTAAATGGGTACGTTAAGAATTAAACGAGGAACTAAGACTGCATTACAAGACAGTCCGGGATTTACTCCTGCAGAAGGTGAACTCGTTTACACTACGGATTCTAAAGAAGTTTTTGTAGGCGATGGAGCAACAGTAGGCGGTGTTCCAGTTTCAGTATCTACGCAAGATTTAGAAGATTTAGGCAATGTGCAAGCATTAGCACCGCAGAAAGATCAAATCCTTGTTTATAATGGTTCAAATTGGGCTCCTACTGACAATCCTGCACTAGACTTACGTGGTAATATTTACGCTGACGATTCTACATTGTTAGTAGATGCAATCAATGGACAAATACTTGGGCCTGTTAATACTACGTCAGTTATAAGTTCTGGTAATATTGTAGGCGACTTAATAGGTGATGTAACTGGTAGTGTTACTGGTAGCGTAATCGGTAATACGACAGGATCTCACTTTGGAAATGTTGTCGGTGATATTGAAGGTAGTGTGTTTGCTGATGATTCTAGTCTTTTATTAGATGCTATTAACGGTACATTGCATGCTCCTAATATGAGTGGAAGTAAAACACTCTACAGCGAGGATGGTAATAGAGCTATAGTAGAACTTGTGTATGACAACATGGGCGACTTAGATCAGTCATATGGGGAAGTTATTTTTTCTGGTAGAACAACTACTGGTCTAAAAGGACAAGGATTAAAACTTGTCGGTGGTAGATATGGTTTGTTTATACAAAACGACTTTGCTACTGGAAATCCAGGTAACTGGGTACAAGAAACTACTACTACAATTACATACGAAGGTATTGCTTATGGTACATACTTTCCTCAAAATGAACTAGACATTAGAGGAAACGGTTCTTTTACAGGATTTGTACAGTTTGGTAGCTTAACTACTACTGAAAGAGATGCATTAACTGCTGCCAATGGCATGGTTATCTATAATACAACTGACAATAAATTCCAAGGCTACGAAAACGGCGCTTGGGTCAACTTAGTTGCTTAATCTCTATTAATAAAAGTTGTGCTAACAGATGCTGGATTAAAATATTCTTGTATTAAATCCAGCACTGTATGAGTATCATAAGGTTTACAACTAAAAACATCAATATAAAAGTTTCCATTAAGTTCGACGAAATGTCCTGTAATGTTTGACGTTTCAATCATTTGACAAAAACTAATACCGGCTTTATCAGGATCATGTGTAGCAAAGCGTTCAATCATTAAATCACCGTATGCTACCATGTCAATTCCTTTTACTAATTTCCTAACAAAAGTAGATACATTTTCTTTGCTAGTAATACTAGGAATGTCGCCTTGCTTACAGTCCACTAATAAATGATAGCCCCATGCCATAATATATGTCCTTTCTAATATAAGTGTATATATACTTATAATAGTGTTATAGCCAAGGAACTTACTAATGAAATTTTATATCACAGGAACAAGACGAGGTCTAGGAAAAGTTCTTGAAGAAAAATACGGCAATTGCGAATCGTTAGACGAATGCGATGTGTTTATTAACTGTAAGCATGACGAATTTTCTCAAGTAAAATTACTCTACAAAGCAATAGAAAAAAACAAAAAAGTAATTAATATAGGAAGTTCAGCAAGTGACTGGATTTATCATCCAGGAAAAAAAACATATAGATATGGCGTAGAAAAGAAAGCTCTGCGTGATGCAAACAGCCAACTTTTTGATAATTATTACGATACTACATGTTTAAATTTTGGTTTTTTTGATACCGAACGAGTAGCAGACATTGACACTCCTAAAATGGATTTAGAATATGTAGTAGGTATAATTGAATGGGTATTGGACCAGCCGTATAGAGTAAAAGAATTAACTGTATGTCCGAAGGGAAAAGGTACGTGAATAAATTTATAAAAACAGGCAAAAAATATGATGTTGAAAAGATTATTAGTGAATTAGAAAGTATTAACTACGCTATAAATTCTAACAATAATCTACAAACATGGAGAGGTGATTTTGATGTGTTTGATCCTATAAACAAAGAAAGAACTGCTAAAACACATTTTGAAGAAACAGATATTACCGAATGTTACTACGATATACCATATATTAATAGTATTATTAAAGAAAATAATTTATATAGAACTAGAGTAATGACACTGCGCTCTAAAGAATGTTATTCATATCACACAGATCCAACCCCGCGAATGCATATTCCTGTAACTACAAATAATAATTGTATGTTTATAGTAGACGAAGAAATATTAAGAATGGAATCAGTAGGTCATTTATATTGGTTAGATACTAGATTAAAGCACCTAGCATTAAACGGAAGTTTTGAGGATCGAATTCATATTGTTGCCTGTGTTTAAAAATTAAAATTATACGATAACATAACTTTAATAGGTTCATTATCGGGCTTATTACTATTAAGCTGATCAATTCCGTGTATACAGTCACTAGGAAATATAATAATTCGTCCGTCTTTACAATCAAAGTCTGTAACATTTTTGCCCCATTCATTATGTAAATCTTCTGGGTAAGGTGTATTTCTATAGATGTCATGAATAAATCGTAATTTACAATCTGTAACATCTTTAATATAATATGCTCCTGAAAAGAAACTATCACGGTGTGTATGCATAGGTAGATTATCTTTATTTTTATATATTGCAAACCAGCTGTTAACAATTCTAAGACGCTGAGCCTGTTCTTGTGTGTAACTCATTTCTAACATCATATTTCTTGCGGCTGTTAACATTAAGTTAGTAACTTCTTTAAATTCAGGCTCCGTATGAACATTTATTTTGTTAGAACGAGAAAATTTAAAAATATCAGGATTAAATTCATCTGGATAATCTGACAATGGTTGACACTTGTCGTAGCATGCTTGTTCTAGCATATCTAATTTATCTTGCGGCAATGTATTGTCTTGTATCCAAATTGGTACTTTATAAAGTGTGTTTATCATATTGTTTAATCCTTTATTAAATATGTATCAATCATTCCATATTTCTTCTGTATCTTTGAGTTTGTATTCTTCACTAAGATCTATTCCAGTAATACGCTTGTATTCTCTTATGAGATGTTTAGGAGTATCTAAAGTAAGTTCATAACCTAAGCGATGTGCCTCGTCTCGATATCTAAACCAGCGTTCGATTCGAACTTTCATAGTGTTGTCTTTATATACCCAGTTACCTAAATCGTCATACTCTAGTCCGTTTCCGGTAAATTTATGATGTAGAGGAGTGTCTGGTAAAATATTCGTTGCCATCACACTAGGTTTTAGAATAGTACCATTGTCATTATATTTTTTATACCTAGTCCAAAATTTAATATTTTCCTCAAAATCTTCTGCTGTCTCTGTTGGATATCCTACCATAAGCAACGGTATACATCTAATTTTGTTTTTGCTTGCTTGTTCAAATGTATATTCTATATCTTCTTCTCTAACACCCTTTTTCATTTCGTTGCGTGTTTTATAACTTCCACTTTCGATACCCACTAAGAGTTGTTTGAAACCTGCTCTGCCCATCTTTTTCCATAGCTCACTATTAATTAAATCTTTACCACGAGCAATCCATTGTCCTTTTATAGTAGGCTTAATACCTAAAGAAATAATAGCGTCTACCATTTCTTCTAGATTCTTTACATTACCATTGAGTAAACTGTCAGTAAAATAATAGTGAGTTACTCCTGTAGTATCCATATAATGTTTTATTTCTTTAGCAATAGTTTCACCTGTTTTGCTAACAAACTTTGGCCATATTGATCCTACATTACAAAAAGTGCATCGCTTAATACACCCCCGAGTGCCTGTAATATACAACCATTTACACCCTGTTGGCTCTTTGTGAGGTTCCCACCAAGTGCTGCTATATTTTGATAAATCAAAATCACTATAGTCAGGAAACGGTAATGTATTCATATCTCCAATCTGTTCAGCAGGATTGCCATTTATTCCAGGATAATATTTGTTGCCTCTAAGATATTCTAAAAAACTAACTTCGCCTTCGCCTGTAATGTATGCATCAATTTTTTTTGCTTCTAGCATCTTTGGACCATATGCTGGCTGTGTTCCCGGTCCCCCTAATACTACACGGGTATCTGGACAATATAATTCTAGTGTTTGCAAAAACTTATTACAGATACGTTCGGTCCACATGCTTAATACTGTAACACCAATTACTTTAGGATTTAGGTCTTGTAGTTTTTTACACCAGCTGTGAACTATAGGTTCTAATATAGTAGTCCATGCTTCGTCAAATAAATCGTCTTGCATAAATGTTTGATCATTATAAATCCACCATTCAGGAACTTGTGTTCGCAATTGATGATATAGTTCGATATTAAAGTCAACGCAATGTACAGAGTACCCATCTGCTTCGCATATACTTTTAAGAGCAGCCGGGCCAATTAAGGGTGCTCTAATTTCCATTTTAGGTAAAGTAACTAAAACTACATCAGTCATAGATCAATCCTTACAAAACAGTTAGGACCAAACTCTACGCCTTCGTCAAAAAAATCGCTTGTTTGCTCAAAGCCTACATTAGTATATGCTGATAGAGCACTTTGTCTTGGCATACTCCATGCATAAGAATATTCATTCTCTCGAGCATAATCAATTACAGCATTTAGCAACATTGCCCCAACACCTTTTTCTCTATATGCCGGATCAACCCAAATACCTCTACTACGAAATCCTCCGTGTAGTGTAGGAAAGCCGCTGTTTACACCTACTATAGTTTTATTATCGTACACGGCAAAAAATACAGGTGTTTGATTATTAATATCTTTATCTCTTCCACCTAGATAACAAATATTATTTGTAGGTTTAATAGGATCTTTGCGATTAGGCCAAAGATTGTTTTCCCACGCAGGTAACACTGTTTCAAAATCTACTTGTTTAATAATCATAGTTTAGGCCAAATTCTATGTAATAGGTCTTCTACTGATTGTAGAAATACGCCATGTCCGGGTATTGTATTTTCTAAATGTATTTTATATTCATTGTTTAAGTTATCTACTAACTCAAAGCCAGTTCTTTTTTCTCTTTCGACCATATCGTAATATTTAGAATAAACCAGATGTTTGACTTGTGCAATATCTCTTAACCCTGCTAACTTAGGAGCAATAAACATATTACTTACTTCTTTTTCTAGCATAAAACTTAGTAGAAGTTCCGGAGTATATACGTAAAATCCCGGAGCCATGTTTCTATTTCTCCACTGAGCATATCTAAATACGCTGTCTTCTTTTTTTTGAATTTGAAGATACCATCTAGAATCTTTACGTTTAAAGATTGGATCACCGTGGCCTGCAACTATAAATCCATCTAGTTGATCCCATAACCACATATGCACCGGAAACTGTGGACTAATACAATTAGTTGCAACAGCATATGTTTCTAGATCATTTTTATAAAACTCTTCTAAATCAATTTCAAATTCGTGTAGCTTGATACCCATACGTTTACAAAAATTTCTACTGTGCTGTAGATCGTAATCGTTAGATCCGTCTTTCATAACAATTGTGGCAACTCTAAATTGGATGCCTGCTTCAAGAAACACTTGAATAATAAACTCACTGTCTATACCGCCGCTGTAACTAATCCATATATTATTAGATTCTTTTGCTATTAACTTAGCAGCTCGTAATGCTTCAGATTTAAAATCCATAGGCATGTTCTCACAACGACCTAATTTTACAATATAATCTGTTGTTTTGCGAACGCTAAGATGGTGATTATGTGTTACTTTATATGACATTGTATATTATATATGCTCGATAAAACAGTTGACTACTAGAGCTGATTGTAGTATTATTATTAGTATGTCAGAAGTAAATATCTAAGTTATATACGTAGATAATTACTATAGTAAGACTTACAGGAGATGAAATGAAATATACCTTTATGACAGTTCTAGCACTTGTTGCAAGTTCAGCATATGCTGACAGTACTGTAAATATTGTAAATTATGGCGGTGCATGGGGCGAAGCACAACAAAGAGCAGCAATTGATCCGTTTATTGAGCAGAATCCAGATGTAACTGTAAACGTTATCAAAAATGCACACTCTGCACTAGCAGCATTGCGTACACAAATTGAAACAGGAAACATTACATATGATGTAATTGATATTCCTCAGGAAGCACTTGCTATTGCATGCGAAGACGGTTTAGTAGAAAACTTTAATCACGACGATGTGTTGCTGCCTGCACCAGACGGTACACTACCTAGTGAGGACTTTCTTCCTGGTATGCTAAAAGATTGTGTGGCACCACAGGCAGTATACAGTATTCAGTTTGGATACGATCCAGAAACATACGCTAACAACGCACCACAAACAATTTACGATGTATTTGATGTTGAACAGTTTCCAGGAAAGCGAGGATTACAACGCCGTCCTTACAATAACTTAGAATGGGCACTGATTGCCGATGGAGTGGATCGAAACATTGTACGTGATGTACTAGCAACTGACGAAGGACTCGATCGTGCATTTGCTAAGTTAGATACTATTAAAGATCATATTGTATGGTGGGACAAAGCAGCCGCTGGTATTCAACAATTGAGTGCAGGACAAGTACAAATTTTAGCAAGCTATAATGGACGTTTTTGGAAAGCCAAGAACGTAGACGGACAAAGCATTGAGCAAATTTGGGATGCACAAATTTATACAGTTTCTCCTTGGGTAGTAGCAAAAGGACAAATGACTCCTGAAGTAAAGGCGTTTTTGCAACATGCTACTAGTACAGAAACACTAGCACTAATTAGTCGTATTATTCCTTACTCGCCTACACGTAAGAGTTCAATTGATTTAAATTCAGGCAACTGGACTTCGGTAGACACTGGATCAGACATGGAAGCCGAAATGGTTACTAACCCTAATAACTATACTGGTAGCATTCCACGTGACGGCGCATGGTGGGCTGACAATGGCGAACGCATCAATGAACGCTGGGAAGCCTGGCTCTTAGACTAATGCTAGAAATAAAGAACATTAGCAAAACATTTCGAGATAAAGTTCTCGATGATGTAACTTTTAATGTTTCTTCTGGATCGAATGTCGCTGTTCTAGGACCTAGTGGCAGCGGCAAAAGTACCCTACTTAATTGCATTACAGGGTTTGAAACACCAGACTGTGGACAAGTAATAGTTAACGGTTTGGATATTACTAGCCTAAGTAGTAATAAAAGACCACTAGGAATGGTGTTTCAAAACTTTAGTTTATTTCCTAATATGACTGCTTATGAAAATATAGCATATCCATTGAGAGTAAAAGGCAAGAATACATCCGCTGTATCTAATATTTTAAATGTTATAGGAATGGAAGAACATGCTGATAAATATCCTAAACAATTAAGCGGTGGGCAACAACAGCGAGTTGCAATTGCAAGGGCATTAGTATATAATCCAGATGTTATACTAATGGACGAACCTTTAGCATCGCTAGACTTAAAGCTAAGAATTAAATTACAAAAAGATATTAAACAGCTACTTAAAAATACAACAGTAGTGTACGTCACACACGACTTCACTGAAGCATTTAATATGTGCGACACTATTGTTATTATGAATCAAGGAAAAGTAGAGCAAGTAGGCAGTCCTACAGAAATTCTTGATAATCCTAGGAGTGATTTTGTAAATGAATTTGTTTGCGAAACATGGAAAGATTATACCGCTAGTATTTTTTCTAGCAGTGTTCTTTCTCCTTCCACTAGGTGAAATTCTTAAAAATAGTGTTTACAACACAACTGTTGAACGTTATCTTCCAAACATAACCGACTACGTAGTTAACGGCGGAGACCGGACTGAAGCTATAAAAAGTGACTTAGCCCGTGAGGACAGTCGTAGATCTATCACCTACCTTAATCATCACTATCACAAAACACGAAGTATGTTTAGAAAAGGTTTAGAACACCCTGGATGGCAAGACCCTGCATTTTGGAGTGTAATAGAACAAGAAGTAAAGCCTTATACATTTGCTAATTTTAAACGTGCATTTAACGACTTATACTTAAAAGTTATAGGAAGGACATATCTTCTTAGTGCAATTATTACAGCCATTTGCTTAGTAGTAGCGTATCCTCTTGCATATTATCTTACTAAACTAAAAGGCAAAGCAGCTAAGATTGCACTATTTGTTGTGTTGATTCCGCTGTTTAGTAGCTTCTTAAGTCGTACAGTTAGTTGGATATTATTGTTACAACCTTTCGATCTTATGAATACAATTACAGCAATTTATATAGGCAGTGTATATATCGCACTGCCACTAAGTGTATTACCTATATATCTTGCTATGAAAAATGTTAATAACGATTTAATTAAAGTAAGTACAATTTCAGGTGCTAATAAATTTCAAACATTTAGATATGTGTATTTGCCGCAAACAATCAAAGGTATTGCAAACAGCACCATACTAACATTTATGAGTGTTACTGGATACTATATTACTCCAAGTCTGTTAGGTGGAAGTAAAGGCCTGTTTGTTACAGAACAAATAATTAGACAAGTTCAATATACATTAAACTGGGGCCTAGCAAGTGCGCTAACAGTTATTATGCTATCAACTAGTTTAATGTTGTTTTATGTTTATTATCGTATTAACTTTAAAGGAGACGCCCGTGCTTAGATTATTTGCTTATGGCATGTTCTTATATTTGTTAATGCCTATGTTGGTTATTATTTTGTTTAGCGTTGACGGTGGAAACTATTTTAAAATTTCTGATTTTGAGTTCAGCTTGAAATGGTATAACCAATTATTTACAGATCCTATGTGGTATAAAAGTATTGTAACTAGTTTTCAAGTAGGAGCATATACTGTTATTAGTTGTATACTACTATCTGTTCCTGCGGCGTTGTGGTTGAACCAATATAGAAACGGAATAGTTCTAAGTGTAATAATCAGTCCTATTGTAATACCGAGTATCATTATTGGCCTTGGCTGGATTTTCTTTTTTAATGATATAGGGTTTACTAACAGTTTTATCAATCTTATTATAGCACATACTGTTTTATGTGTTCCTTATGTAATTTTAATGACGCTAAGTAGTCTAAATAACTATGATGAAAATATTGCAAAAAGTGCTAGACTATGCGGTGCAAATAGTTTTCAAATATTAAAAGATATACAACTTCCAGTTATGTTGCCCGGATTGCTTGCAGGATGTTCTCTTGCGTTTATTACTAGTTTTGACGAGTTTATTGTAGCGTTGTTGTTATTAGATCATAGTACTCAAACTCTTCCAATTATTATGTGGAGTTATGTTACTGACATCATTAGTCCAAGTGTCTTATCAGTAAGTGTGATAACTACTATAGTATATGCTGTTCTCATATACTTAGGAAGGGTAAATCGAACTTATGAATAAAGATATTGTTTTTATTAGTATTCCAAAATTTGAAGTACAAAGCCCTCTTATTGGGCCAGCAGCACTAAAGGCAGTTGTCGAAGAACATGGTTATACTAGTAAATGTATTGACTTTAATGTAGAATTTTGGAATATTGTAAAAGACGAATATGCTCATCTTTGGCTAGACAACGACCAAACACTAATTAACAAGAAATATTTTGAAAAAGTTAAACATATATTTGTTCCGTTAGTAGAACAGGCTGTAGAGAAAATTGCAGGTTATAATCCAAAGTTTGTTGGTATAACATTATTAAGTCATTGGCAACTTGTAATGTGTGACTTGTTCTTAGACGAAATACTTATTAGATTGCCCGAAGTTAAAGTTATATTAGGAGGACCGGGTGCATCACCTGATTACGGGCCTACTAATCTTAAACAAGATAGAATTTATGCATATGTGGAAGCAGAAGGAGAAAATCCTATACTACATCTGCTTAACGGAAATACAGACTATCCAGGAATAAACGGAAAGTTTCCTATACAGATGAAAGAGTTAGATTCACTTCCGTTTGCTGATTATACAGATTATGACTTGTCACAATATAGTCATTTGTTTAGAGATCCATTTGAAGATCCAAAAGGAACAGATCTGTTATACTTAACTGGAAGTAGAGGGTGTATTAGACGTTGTAAGTTTTGTGATGTAGGCAAACGCTGGCCATCTTTTACTAGTAAAAGCGGAGTAACTATTGCAAAAGAAATTATACATCAAGTTAAGACGCATCCAGGAATAAAAGAGTTTTATTTTACAGATAGTTTACTAAACGGTAATATTCCCCAAATGGATGCAATGATGGACACACTCATTGAAGAAAATTTAGATGGTGTAAAATGGGGAGGACAATTTATTGTGAGACCTCCTAATTCGCAAGGTCCAGAAATATACGAAAAGTTATCAAAGAGCGGATGTACTAGAATGCTGTTAGGTATCGAGAGCGGCAGTCAAAAAGTTCTTAATGCAATGAAAAAGGGTGCTAGAGCTGTTGATATTGACTACACTTTGGAACAATGTTCTAAAAACGGCATCGATACTGTAATGATGATGCTAATTGGATACCCGGGCGAAGGCGAGGAAGAATTTCAAGAAACTATGGACATGTTTACTCGAAATGCCAAGTATGCAAAAGATGGAACAGTTTTTCAAGTCAGTCTCGGAGCAACTATGCGAATCTATCCAGGCACGCCGCTATTCGATCAGTTTCAAGAAATGGGTGTAGACTATGACGATGTAGGAGCATGGGAAATCGGTGATAACACACAAAAAGTAAGAATTGAAAGATGGTTTAGATTACGCAATCATTGCAGAGATTTAGGTTACAAATTTGCGTTAGACTCACCAACATTTCTAGTAGAACGATATAAAAAAATTACAGGCAAAGATATAAGAGATATTTATGGCGGATAAAGTAGCATTACACATTGGTGTTTTTGATGATAGTTATCTTTATATGCGAGAAGCACAAGCACTTGGATATAAAATAGTAGCAACACATCCTATGGATATTACTAGCAAATACTATTACGACACAGTAAAAGACATGATAGACGAATTTCATATTATAAGTTATATGGATATCGATGCATTAGTAAATCTTGCAAAAACTAGTGGCGCTAGTATGACTGTTACACACCCATGTACTAACGATGCTAGCATGGCTATGGCATGTGTAAACACTCGTATGGGATTTAAGGGCATTGGAGAAGTTGCTGCAACACACTGTGCAAGTAAAGAAGCATGGCATAAATTATTAGAAAATCAAAATTTGCCTAGACCAGACTGGTCCTATCGATATGACGAAATTAAAGACTTATCAACATTGGAGTATCCCTGTATTGTAAAACCTAACTACGGGGCAGGAAGCAACGGAATTAAACAAATACATAATGCAGCTGAATTAAAATCATTCATGGATGATCAAGATCGTTCAAATGGATGGAATTTAGATAAGAAATATGATTATTATCTAGTTCAACAATATACAGATGCTGATTATTTTAGTGGTGTAAACTGTTATGTACAAGACGGTATAATTAAACCTTACACACATTATGCTAGAGATCAAAAAAGCAAATTAGAGCAAGAAAGATTACCTTATTTCTATTACGAAGAAGCATTGTTCCCTAGTGATCCAAAATTCTTAACAGACGAAGTACTATCAATTTTACAACAACTAACAGATGTTCTCGAAATCAAAAACGGTGCTCTACGAACAGAATTTTTTTACGATAAAGATTTAAATGTAATTAACGTAATTGAAACTAATTTGCGTCCTGGTAGTAGTCATACTGCAACAAGTTTTCATAAAATATACGGTTATAATGTAACTCGAGAATTAGTTAAGCTAAATTCGAAAGACTATATTTCAGACTTTACGCAAAAACATGATACGCAGTTTAATTATTCTTTAGGAAAACAATTTAGATTTGCACCCGGAACAATTGAAAGTATCGACTGGCCTGAGGCAGATGAAAGTGTACATCATTTTAGTAGCACACTAACTTCTAAGAGTGTAATACCAGACAATTGGAATGCAAGTATAGGGCATCAAAACGGACAATTAATTCTACTAGGCAAAACTGTAGAAGAAATTTATCAAAAATTAGATCAGTTTACAAGAAGTATACGAATTAAATACCGTTAATTTTTCCGACTAGTATATAACGTGTGCCTCTGGTATCCTCTACTTCTTCTTCATACAATACTTCTGCACGTTCGGGCAATTGTTCTTTAAATTCATCTAAACTGTTTACACAATTTATGTGTCCTTCGATGTTGAACATATCATTACTTGTGAAGACAAAATGGGTTTGGTCAGGCCAGTATAAAAATTCCTTCATCGACGGCATATGTTCGCACGACGTGTTTATAAAAAGATTAGCCGTGTGATATCTTTTGAGATCTAAATCAAATACGTTGCCTGCAATATAATCTATATTGGTATAATCTTTGAAGAATCTATTTTTTGCAGTTTGTAAAACTCGTTTGTCAATATCAATACAACTAATTTTTTTTACTTTATCAACTAATCCAGGAATTAAAATACTTCCGTACCAAGATCCAAAAATAATTACTTCTGAATCTTTATCTAGTATATTTAATCTATTAGCATATTCTAAAACTTTGCGTTTAGCAATAAACTGATTGTCACTGAATGAATCAATAATATCGTCAGCATATTCTGAATTTTGTTTAATTTCTTTTAGTACATTTCTAAAAATAATTTCGTCTATCATTTTTCAATCACTTTATCATTAATAACAAGAATATCCAAAGAAGTTTTGTTATAAGTTTCATATGCTTCGTGCGGAGTTTCTACAATAGGTTCTTGACAGTTAAAACTTGTGTTAAGTAACATAGGAACTCCTGTAATTTTATAAAATTCGTTAATTAAATCATAAAATTTTTGATTCTGTGTTTTATTAACAGTTTGAATCCTTGCTGTACTGTCTACGTGAGTTACGCCCGGTATGATGTTACCTTTAACTTTTACAATCCTGCTCATATAAGGCGATGGCTGATTAGTATCAAAATATTCTGTATAATGTTCTTCTAGTACGCTAGGAGCAAACGGTCTAAAGTCTTCACGTAGTTTAATCTTACTGTTAATAATATCTTTAATATCGGGATTGCGTGGATCTGCAAGTATACTACGATTGCCTAGTGCTCTATTACCACTTTCACTCTTTCCTTGGAACCATCCTACTATTTTGCCATCTGCTATTTGTTGTGCCAGTTTAGGGATATTCAAATCTTCAAATGTATCTGGTAGTGTGTACTTATGTTCAACACCAGAGTATACACAAGGAATGTGTACATTTCCGTTTACTACATATTCGGCATGCATGTAAGTACCTATTGCCTGACCTTCGTCACCAACAGCAGGCGGTACATGTACGTTTTTATAATGTTTAGTAAATTCCTCATTCATGTAGCCATTATATGCTACTCCGCCTGCTACACACAAATTGTCACTAGTTTTGAGAGGATATACATATTTTTTAATTAATTCTTCTGTAACATATTGTAGAGTAAAAGCAATATCTTCTTTGTTGCAGCTGTCGATAATTTTTTTATACCAGTTAGGAAGGTTATTATCATTAGTGAGATATACTTCTAACATAGCGTGAACCCTATGATCATACTTACCGTAACCAGCAAGACCCATTACTTTACCTGCGCCTAAATATCCAAAACCAAGATCTTGCGATAGCCTATTCCAAAGTCCGCCAATAGATAATTCATCTGTAAGATCTTTTATTCTTCCTTCTTTGTTAACAAAAATACAATTAAATTGCCAACCTCTGCCGTCGATAGCAAGAATGTCACTTTCCGGAAATCCTGAACTTAGAAGAGCATAGGTAGCATGACTTTGATGATGATCGATATAATAAAAATCATCGGTATGATAACAATCCCAGATATGGCTAGGTCTGAAGTTTAAAAAGTCTTTTCCGAATTTTTTTTCAATCCGGTCTAATACAAATTCTTGTCCTAGATTAGAAACAGTAAAGCAAAGTACTTTATCATTAGTCTTTACAAAATTATCAAAAAAACGTTTACTCGGTTCTGGATCATGAACATTTTTATAATTTAGATTATGTTTAGCACGGGTGTGTCTTTCTAGTTGATAGTGTGTTACACCGTCATATGTATTATGATCGTGCATATTTAAGGCTACTGCATAAAACTTCATGTGATATCTTCTAATGCTATTTTTTCTAATATTTCTAATCTACGTGCTACTGGCCTCGGAGGAATAATATCCATACAACCTTTGCAATAGTTTTCGAATTCAAAAAGTTCGTAGTTCATCATCTTTTCAATATTTTCTTTAGTAACATCAAATTGACGGCTACCGTTAATAACTTTCCTGCTACAATGTCTAATTTTTTGTATTTCAAAATCAAACACAGGAACTTGCGGAAACTTAGCACATACTCGTCTTTCAATTTCTGGCGCTTGTACAATTTTATGATCTGAAAAGAAATCCGGAGAGCGTGAATTATATTCTTTAAATTCTGTATTTTTGTGCATAAGATAAGACAAATCATGTTTGTCTCTGTAATCAAAGTATCCAGGTGTTTCAATTATAAGATTATAATTGTTTAGATCATTAGGTTCAAAGAAATCATAGTTACCTAACTTTTCAATTCGATCTTCGTAAAAGTCCAACACTAAATGTTCGATGTAAATAATCTCAGGATCTTCTAATACTTCTGGATAAAATTTACGTATAAGACTGTTAGAAAGTACCTGTACTACTAGATTGGGATACTTTTTAATTTCGGCAATAACTTCTCTTAAGTTCTTAACAAGTCCAGGTTCACCGCCGAGCAAACAAATACGTGTTTTATAAGGAGCAAGACCTTCTAAAATAGTACGCAAAAAATCCATGTCAACATCAAGATTACGCATTTCAAGAGTCCATGCAGTACAATAATGGCAACTCTTATTACAACTTTTTGTCATATAAAAGTCTACTGTACGATATTCTGAACCTTTTAAATCTTCAAGGGTTAGAAACATTTTTATTTTCCTATACTTATTTTCTTATATTATACACTAATTAATATGAATTGTCAACACCATTAATGTTTAACAATTACATTATCACTTTTAGGTTTTATCTCTCCACAATTTTGTAAACGAGATAATCTAAGATTTTCTTCGATAGAATAGTCTTGGTAACCTATGCCTATCCCTAAAAAAATGTGTTGTTCGATAAAATCAAAATTGACAGAAGGATTATTTTTGTAGGTTTCTGGGTTTCCAGGAAGGCATCCTATATAACTTAGAGAAATATCTTCCTCCATACAAAACCCAGATAGCATTGCTGTAAACATACCCACCTCGATAGCTGTAGCTATCCTTTGATTTCTTTGTTGTTCGGGCAAACATTCATTAAATTTATGTCCTAGGAGCATTTCTTTTTTTACAAAATCGTTAGGTTCTGGTAATCTTTTTTCAAAAAGTAGAACATAAGGAGCCAACAACTGTGTATTTCCGCTATTACGTTTGGCAAGTTCGTTATAATTTAACTTGTCACCTAGCTGTTGTTTAGAAGATAAAAGATATAACTCTCTTTTATGTTCTTCCATGCTTGGACCTAACACATGGACTTTGTAAGGCACTAAATTTTGTTTAGATGGAACTATTTGATAAGTTTTTTCTAAGATTGAGTAAATTATTTTTTCGCTAGGATAGTTTTCTCTATCAAAAAATCTTACTTGTTGCCTTTTCAGCATTAACTCTTCTAACATTTTAATCTTCCATATGTTGCTATGCAATTCTAGTATGTATAATTTTTCCTGTTCGACCGTCTTCTATTTCTTTAATATTTAACGGGTCTTTTTTATTTTTAGCACAGACAGTCTGACAAGCACGAGGCCCAATATTTTGTTGCAGATTTTTATAAAACTCTTTCCATTCGTTTGTATTCAAAATTTCTTCTATACTGTTATAGTCGCTTATTTTGCTAACTTTCAATAGTTTTTGAAATTCTAAATCATTCATAGTATGCTGAGTATCGCAATAACAACAAGGTATTAAATGACCTCTATTAGTTACAGCCATCTGCTGATCTTCAAAACATTTTGGTTTTAATTCTACAGTCATAATCTATTTAACTTATATTCTTTAAGAGTAGGCATTAATGGATCGTCTCGGTCCCACCTAGAAGATCTTACTAACATAAAATAGACGTCGTCGTCGTCAGCCATTTTTTTAGCTTCTTCGACATGATTTTCATTGTAATTAAAAATGATGTACTGCCATATTGGTTTTGTTTTTAAATACTTTTTTGCTTCTAGCATAATATTATAAAGTTTTACGCCATCTTGATTAATTCTATACTGATGGCTCTGATGAGGCAACCCGTCTATTCCAAAAAACCATTGAGCATTGGGATTTGCTTTAAATGCTTGAATATACCAATCTTCTGATTTAGCAGATGATGCATTATGCACAGATGCTTTTATACCTTTATCCTTGCATAGTTTTAGAAAATCAATAAATTTCGGATGATGAATTGGATCAGAATACTGTCCGCAAAAACTAACTTCAGTAAAGTGTGAGACAATTCTTTTAAACTCAGTCATGGTCATGTCATAACCTGGAACTTTCTTGTTATGCTTTCTATAGACCCTCCAACGTTGACATCTCGGACAGTCAAGAGCACATCTATATGCAATATCCACATTTACTTCAGTTCGGTTAAAAAAATTATTTTCCATTTGATCGGTTGACATCATTCGGTATCAATTCCATGGAAATTAACTACACTGCTGAAGCTCGGTTTATGATCACCTTCGTCCCATCCGATTTTTTTCATCCATTCTCTACGAAAATACTTAGCCTTACCTATTCCCATAATTAGACAAGGTGGATGCTTTATAAAGTCAAGATCTTTCCAGTATTCTAAATCTGATTCAAATGATGAAATGTAGTTAGTATGCAGACCTTGTTCTAAACACAATGTAGAGACTGCTTGTGCAAATAACCCAACTTCTACTAAAATTGTTGCCCTATATTTTTTTAATTTGTCTTCGTACCATGCATCCATGTAGCACCCGCCGTTGTGTAGATGAATTTGCCAAGGACTAGGATTATCTTCTGCTCTCGGAGTGAATACCAGGATATATTCAGCTGTTAATAAACTTGCTTTATTTGAATTAACTTCCCATTGATCGGGGTTCGAATTTCTGCTGTTTGAATTTTTCTCTTTTGCGGCACTTGTTTCATATATTATTCTTTTTGACTTTTCTTCTCCTGGGCCAAATACATGAACTCTATAAGGCATGAAACTGTTTTTGCTCGGCGTTGTCTGCCAAGCTGTATGCATTATGTCTTTAATAACAGTTTTGTCTGTTCTGTGTTCAGTATCGAATGCAAGAACATATTTCCATTTGTCTAAAATCTTTTTAATCATTATACTTCCTTGTTTACTATTCTTTTAAAATTTGGTTTTAGATCTTTTTCTTGTGATTTAAGATCTCTTCTATATATTTTGCCTTTGCCTGCCGTCATAATTAAAAGAACGTCATCTTTTAAAAATTTAAATTCTTTTTCAGTCCAAGTGTCAAGCTCACCAGGAAAACACTGTGTAAAAGAAACATCTATCTTATTAGTTAACAAATGCGATGCAAGATTTGCACTGAACATGCCTATTTCAATTCTTGCAATATCTTTACCGTGTGCATGTCCGGGGTCGCTATTCTCTGTTTGACAATATGTTAATCCATAATTGATATTATGTTGCTGGAATGGATTAGGTTCGTCTTCAACCCGCTGTGCAAATATAAAAACATACGGAGCTGTTTTTAAATTACGAAAAAAAGGTTGCATGTCATCATTCTTTAATCGCTGATCATATTTTTGCAAGGCTTTAGAATTTTTTATCTTAATTCCTGATCCTCGCGCTTGTTGAATGAGTGCTTTGTTGTATAAAATTTGTTTATGCCCTTCAGCTTCGGGTGAGAGAACATGCACCTTATAAGGCATAAAATTTTGTTTTGACGGAGTTACCTTCCAAGCATATTCTAATGCATTATCAATATGAGTAGGATCAATAAATGCAGAATTATCATACTCTAAAACATACTTATAATTTTCCATCATTTGTTCTCGTCAAAAAATTCGAAAATAGTTTCAAAAGGAGGATCTGCATTATATTTAGGATCATTTGCGATTGTGCCGTCACTAATCAATCTTTCATAATAATATTTTTTTCCTTTTCCTAAGGTCATCATCATTACAGGCCTAAAACCTGTAGCATGGTCACTAATGAATGGAAGACACTTTGGCCATTTTGTTTTGTCGTTTTCAAAACAGATATTGTATGATACATCCCAACCTTTTTCAAATGCGGCTCCGCTGATTGTTTTTGCCACCATTCCTACATCTATGGCATTTGATTCTCTGTTTTTTGTATTAACAAAGTCCCTGTCTTCTAACTGCCATTTACTGCCAGCAGTTTCAAATGCATACTTAAAATGCGGATTAGGGGACGAAGTTCTCGGAGTAACCAAAAAAGTCCACGGAGAACTTTTTAGATGGAACAAAGCGGGATTAGCAACATATTTTTTATCTTTTGTAGTAGTACCGTATGCTTCGTAATCCACATCAATTTTCCTACCTTCAGCCATTTCCCATAACATGTGACTGCGTTCTTTATTTGGTCCTAATATCCAAAACTTATAGGCATAAGCCTTCTGTTTGGATGTTGCTAGAGAATACCCTACTCTTAGTATTTCTTCTACTTCGGATCGTGTAGGAATAATTTCTGTATCATAATGTACAACATGTTTTCTTTTACCAAATAATTCTTCTATCATATGTTATCCTTAACTAGTTTGATAATATTACTTATTTCATCCTCAGTTAACCAAGCGTGTATCGGCAACGATAAAACAGTATTAGATGCCGTCACAGACGCTGTACAAGCGTCTCTCCTGCACTGTAGTGTGTCGTACATACCGTTAGCACTCAACGGAGTCTCGTAGTGTATACTAGCATTTAAGGCGTCTTTAACACGCTTTCTAGTGTCCTTGTCTTTGAATCTTACTACGTATTTGTGATAGTTGTGATTTAATCCGTTTGACATTGCTTGTGTTACTACAGACAACTCTGCAAATGCTTCGTTGTAACGTTTTGCAATATCTTGACGCTTTGATTGATTTTCTTCTGCACGTTGTAATCGCAGATTAATAATTTCTGCATTAAGCACATACATGCGACTGTTGTAGCCTAGCGTGTCGAATGTTTTGTCTTTGCCGTGTCTGCGAATCTGCTTTACACGTTTTGCAATATCTTCGTTGTCGGTTAACACAACGCCGCCGCCGTTGATGCCTGCAATAACTTTGTTTGAGTTAAAACTGTACACACTGCAATCGCCAATAGTGCCTGCTCTAACACCGTTGAGACTACTACCTAAACTCTGTGCAGCATCTTCGATAAACAGTATATTTTTTTCTGCACAGAACGCTTGTATTGCGCTTGTGTCAGTCATGTTACCAAATAGGTGTACATATACAATTGCCTTAGTCTTACTGCTGTACATGCGCTGTATGCTGTCTAAGCTCATATGATATGTATCTAAGTCAATGTCGCAAAATACTGGAGTGGCACCTACCATACTTACGCAAGCTGAACTACTAATCCAACTAAAGTCTGTTACTAGTACTTCGTCGTCTGTACCAATACCGTGTGCTAATAGCGTAAAGTGTAGTGCATCTGTGGCACTAGCAACACTAACACAATGTTTACGACCTACACGTTCTGCAAAACTACGCTCCCAGTCTTCATTATTTTCGTAATTCATTTGACTCATAAAACGATCAAACACTTCCAAGTATTCTTCTCGATTTTCTTGATACTCCTTATCCCAGCCGTCATAAGAAATCATTAGTATAAATATCCTCTTCCTAATCGATATTTTTGCTCTTCGGTAAGCTCTGCAAAACTAAGGCGTTCTCGAATGGATGTAAGAGTATCCATGTACCTTCCAAAAAACAATAAATTATTCATTCTATCAAGTGGCAAAACACTGAAACTATCAGGGTCTACTAGTCTCACATTTTTATTTTCGTCAAACATGAGATTTTCAGTTCGAAAGTCTTTATGGAAAAATATCTCTGTGTCATGCATAGCTTCGCATGCAAAACTAAATTTATTACTAAAAATTTCTAAAGTCTGTGTCAGAACTTTCTTTGTATCCTCAAAATCTAGTTTAATCATCTCGTGCTCAAGATTAATACCTTTTATTGACTCCATTACAAAGTATTTCTTTTTGAAATTTACGTCTAAAACCTGCACAGTTCTATGTTCAAAATTTTGATACTCTCTATAAACACTCCACCATTTTTCAAAAGGAGCTCGATCACTATAATACTTTACAAAAGTATCAGATTGCGTATCATAAAATAATGTTGGATAATGCTCACATTTAACTAGGCTATTCTTTTTACTTTTCATTTCGGACTCCAAGGAGGAAGATCACGCCAGGCCTGAAATACATCTGTGGTATGAGCATACCATTCTTTCTTAAGACGATCAGTAAGATGCTTTGGATCGGGACTGTTTATTTTAAAATTAACATTCTTTCTCAGGGTATCACTTTCTGGATTAAATCCCCTGTTTGTGTTAACAAAAAGCAGAGTAAAATCTTCTTTCTTTGCAATTTCTACTGCCTGATCTATTTCGTGTTCATTATAACCAAATATAATATACTGCCAAACAATTACATGTCCTAGATCTCTACCCTGTTGCATTCGACGCCATTGATCTTTGAAATTACTACCAACGCGATACAGTTCGCTCTTTTCGTCTATACCGTCTACTCCGAAAGTCCACTGATTTTCTCCAAGACCATAGCTATAAGCCTCGTCCCACCACTCGTCGCTTTTACCACTACCTACTGTGGCAATACGAACAGCTCTATTTCGTCCATTGCACATTTTTAAAAAATTTAAAAATCTAGGATGATAGATAGGGTCAGAAATTTGTCCACAAAATGTAGGACCATTATCGTAATAATCTAATATTTTTTGAAAGTTATGTTCTTCCAAATCAAAACTTCTACGTATCATATCTTGGCTTATTGTCTTTTGTCTCACGCACTGAGGGCACCGAAAGGGACAACGATGCGAGGTATCGACATTAATCCTGCAATTTTTCTGATATTTTACATAGGTATCAGTAATTCTTTCCTTCACTTTGTTTTAAAACCTCTAGTCTTTCTTCTACTTTACGAATTTCAGTTTCGCCGTCGGTAAGTTCAACGCCGCATTTTTTCTTACACATATATGAACACCGATCAGGATCATCGTATAATTTTTGGAAGAAGTTCTCCCATTGATCTGATGTAAAAATGTCTTCTAAGCAATCGTTATTTTCTAATGCTAATTCCGGATCTTTCATACCCATTTCTACAAGATATCTATAAACTGGCGGATCGTCTATCCAACAGCAGGGCAGCATAAATCCATCAGAAGTATATGCCGCACCTTTATTTTTTGGGGTATTAAATTTTAGACATTTTGGATCAATTTTCATTTAAATTCCTTTATAGCATTTATGATTGCTGTTACATCTGGTTCTTTTAGATCTCGTTTCCAGTACACACTGCCGCCGTCTTGTATGTTTTTGTCTCTCAAGTAAATCACATCCTTTCCATAATATTTGCACTCTTGAAAGATTCTAGGAGCCGGATCAAATGTTTCTTTTGTGTAAACATATGTTTCGAACATGCCCATTAGATTTCCTACAGGTGCAAATACGTTATTATTTTTAATATTAACATACTTTTCGTCATATGTCAAGATCCCGTGATCAGGAAATTGGTCAATTACCTTTTCTACTGTTGCGTAGTATTTGTCGTTTGTTCCTAGAAATAAATGTTTAAATTGTATGTTGTCTGTGTGCGGTTTATATATACTAAAATTAATTGTTTTTTCAAAGTGTTCTCCTACGCCATTAGGATACACTTCAGTGTCGCATAGGTCTACAATTTGTTTAGGGCTATAAAACTCTACTGCCTGCGGATATTGTGCAGGATGATTTTCTGAATACACACTTATTACTTTATTAGCAAATACACTATGCAGTGTTTGTTTTTGTTCTTCTGTATAATCGTTGTAATTGATCCAAGACAGTGTAATCATACTCCTGCCCATAACAAGTGTTACATCGTCATTGCCTACATTTAAATTGTTATACACAACATTATCTACATATGTGTATTTGGTGGTTAGGACTTCCATATAATCTAGTACACTAAATTTTTGGTGACATATAATAACAACCTTAGCAGGATAGCCTGCTTTGTTAAGCATATCACAGTATTCGTAACTATAATAAAGAAGTCCATCTACTGGTTTACTTGTAACAACGATATTAATCATTATTGAATTGCTCTTTTAGCCAATCAAAATCGTTTATTAATGATATATCAGACTGGTTAGAAAGGCCAAACTCCATACCGGCCCTAGCACCGTTAATGGCATGTTCACCGAAGTCTCTATCGTGTCCCACGGTTGTCCAAATTTTGAGTCTTTGTTCGGTTTCTTCATCGATTTGTCCTTGTATTGTTCTACTCGATAATTTTGCACATTCTCTAAATGCCGAACGCCAAGTGCTAAATTCATCTGTATTAAATGCTGTAATATTTGATATTTCATCTAAAACTTTAAATTTTTTTGATATACTTGTGGTCATATCGTGTGTAGTAGTATCTATATTTTTAGTAAGTTGTGTTGGTAGTAATTTTACTCCACCGTAGCCGTATTCAAGATTATTAATAGGATTAATACTGGAATATACATGTACTACATCACTATCAATAGTTTCATAATCAAATTTAAAGTCACTTACAATATCAGCATCTCCATCGACTACATAAAAATAGTTTGTATTAACTATCTTAGCAGCTTCGATATGTGCATTATGTATTCCCTTAACATTAGATACCCGTTTTATTCTATCTCCAAAAACGCCTATATTGTTAAATCTTTGATGCAATTTATCAAAGTTTTGTTCTGCATTAGATTCATGATAACTTATAAACACAATATCATACATACAAGCAATCTCTATAAAATGTTATCAGTTCTGGAAAAGTTTTTTCAAAATTTGTTCCTCGACGCTTATCGTGTTCTCTAATCCAGTCGTAAAACATTCTTCGTCCTTCATTTGATATTTGTTTAAATTTATCTGGATTTTTAAAACGACCATCTAAATCTTCGAGAATTCTTTCAAATTTTTGTATCTCAAACGCTTCAAAGTTTTTTTCTTGCATAAATTTAAGACAAGGATGTAAATATGTTTGTACAAGTTCTTCAGTTGCAATCATACAATCTAGAAAATGAGGATTTCTTACATATGGAATATCAATATTTACATCATTATCAAATCTTCCTTTGAGACTAGATACATATTTTAAAAAAGGCAAAAATGTTGGTACACTTAAAATATTAAATGCACTCATAAAACTAAGCCGCCCATTAGTATTTTCAAGAAAGTATTCTACATTATCTACAAACAATTGCCAATTCATTCCGTGTCTGTTATATTCTTGTTGTTTTCCTTTGGCTTCTGCACTTACAAATAATACAAATCTTTTAATACAGTTTTTTTCTTCTAAAACTTTTATTTTTTTAGTAAATTCTTTCCACAAATTATTCGGGGGACATGCATTAGTATTAATACTAAATTCTAATTCTGGTTGGGGGTTTTCTAATAAATGTTGTAAAACTTTGTCAGTATGTTTACTTAGTAATGGTTCTCCACCTGTAATTCGAAAGGTATGCATGTGTTCAACAGCTTCCGGAAACCATTTCCAAAATGCTTCAATATAAGGATTATGTTCTCTAGTAGGAATTTGTTGTTGATATTCGTCAATCAAATTATATTTCCAATTAGTTTTATCAAATGTGTACGGACCATGTTGATTAATTTCTTCAGCCCACTTGCTGCTAAATGCAGGTCCGCAATACCCACATTTAAAATTACACACATTACTAAAACTGACTTCTACATATTTAGGATAAACATCCTCGTCTCCTGAAGATTTACTAATTATATCGTATTCAGGCCAAGACCAGGAATCTGCACTTTTTAATACTCTGTCACTAAGTTTATCTGTATTATCTTCGATTCTCCAACAATAGTCACATTCATCAGGACGTTCGTTGTTTAGCATTTGCTTTCTGGTATTCTTTTTGAATCCTGTGTTGTGTAAAACATTAGGATTGTCAGCAAGATCTTTTAATGGAATTGCATGTGCTCTGACATGATGACAACTATGATTGATTCCGGATCCAAGATGAATTGTAACTTGCGTCCATTTAGCTAGACAAAATCCGCAACCAACCGAATCTAATTTTTGTTTTACTTCATTTTTATTCATTTAAGATGTTTACCTCTTCCGAAGCTGTGGTGAACTGCTTTAAAAAATTCACTCTGATCTTCTGATAATGGTTCAGGTGCAATCGGAATACCTAACTCATCTCTTAACATAAATCCGTTATTATTAATTTCACTATAAAGAACATCCATAGGCATGCTACTAATACCCTCCCAATGACTATCTAAATAATCAAAGTCACGGACCTGAACATAATCCCAATCACTTAGCATAGTCATCATAAGTCCTTCTCTGGCACCATACACTGAAAAATGCCCGTTCGGAACATCATATCCTACCATAAGCCAAATATATAACATATGTAAATTTTTTTCATGGCTTTGTAAAAATAATTCTTTGTCTACTTTTACGCCTCGGTCTAATGCAAGTTTTACACCTTCACGAAAACCTGCTCGCCACGCTTGTTTTGGACTTGCATTGTTGTGTACTGTGCTATAACAGTCAGACATTTGAATGTATTCTGCATCCCAACAAAATTCAACTTGTGCATTAATATCGTTAGGATCTGCTGCTTCGTGTGTACGCATATTTAAAACATAATCTTTAGGCCAACATTTAAGTCCACCGTTGCCGTATACAAGTCCATTAATAACATTACGCCCGCACCAGCTAATAACACTTTTCTTTAAATCAGTATGTTGATCTAAATCAATGACTTGATCTAAAAATTTTTGATCAACAATATTATCACCGTCTACAGTAATAAATCTGTCAGTTTCGCTAATTTCTGCACAGGCTTTATGTGCCGCATCTGAACCTTTGACTCCGTGAATTCGTTTTGCCCACGGAACCTTAGATAACAAGTCTGCATAATTTTTTTCTGCATTTGGTTCGTCGTACGACAAATAGATAATGTCTTGTTCTGCAATTTTTAATTTCAAACTATCTCCTTTACAGCACACTCTACAAACATATTATTAGAATATACACTGTATGTATGTGCTATCTCAATATGTATTTTATCAGCACTTCCTAAATTAAACTTTAAAGATTGATACAAAAAATGTGGATCGTTTTCTTTAGTTATAAAAAACTCTATTTCTTTGTCTATGTTAACAGGAAGATCATTAATATTAATGTAACACAAGTTTTTTAGTTTGTCAATTATTAATTCAACATCGGCGTATTCATCTACTGCTTTTGTAATTTTTTTAAGAGGAAATTCGTTTTCTGTTTTTTCTATATCTTTACGAAGTTCAAATTTTTTAGATCTTTTATTATACAGTACTTTCCATTCAACCATTCTTTCTGTAAAATTTTTAAATAATTGAGATTGCTCTTCTGCAATTTCAATATAAGAATATTCATCGTCAATGCTAGGTCCAATGCTAAAAATTTCTCCAGTATTTTTATTATAACAAACATATTGTGGAGTAGGTACTTCAATATACTTCATTTTGTTTTCCTAGTTGTTGTATTATAGTGTTGCAAAAACTGTTTTCGGTATAATGAAAGATTCCGTGTTGTAAATAATTTCCAACTTTAAGAGTAAAATCTTGTGAAAAATAAAAAGGAATAGTATCTGTCCAATTTTCTGTTGGGTTTTTCCAATCTTGTACATTGCTTTTCATGTGTACAAAACTAGCAGGTTCAAAAATATAATTTTCTATTTGTTGATCCAATACTGTAATGGCATGATTAATGTCCATACTACTTAGTTTAGGTGTTTGTTTCGGAACATAGATTTTATAAAATTCTTTATAGTTTTTACAAATTTGTTTTAACTTTAAGTAATAATTTAAAGCTATGTCAGTTTTTTTAAAATAATGAAATGCACAATAAATATTAGGAAGATAATTATCTTCAAATGCCTTTCTATAATAATTGTTTGTTATCAGAGTATTACGATATGTTCTTGTGTTTTTTGTAAAACAGATATCGTATTTTCTGAGATAATTCCACCAATGACTAACATCAGTAAGAAATATCATATCAGTGTCTAATACAATTGTTTCGTCATACGGAGTAATATGAAATACTTTCCAGCGAAAGTCTGTACGATAAAAATCTGTTTGACTGTTAGGGACTTCAATTATTTTGTCGAATACTGATTTATATTCTTGCGGCACTGTGTCATTAGTAAGCAATGACACATTATTGATGGTTTGAGTTTCTCTAATACTTTTAGCACACAAATATGCTTGTTTAACGTATTCGGCACCCGAAGCCATCATTACGTATCCTTTAGACATCTAAAACACGCTCCAAGCTAAATTTATTCATTACATGTACATTACATCGATCTGTCGAAGACAGAACATATTCATTAACTCGACTTTCTTTTTCTAACATAAAAACTAATTTATCATTGTCTAGTTTGTATAATTTATCTCTATCTAGTGTGTAAAACATTTTACCCGGTAATAACTTAGCCCAGTGGCTATCTGAAAATCCATTCATGATATGAATACCCATACTAAAAATATGATCATTTCTAAAATTACGACTTCCTAAATCATAAACTGTGCTATAGTAGCTCCAATTTGATTGTAATTGTTTTAGAGTATCAAAAAATATCTTATTTTCTAGATCTTTTTCAAAATAGAAACAAGTTGCCCAATAGAAAGGAATGCCTTTATTGTTAATATAATCAAACTCTGCATGTTTTCGCCAGCTACATAAATCAACCCCATCTCTATATATTTGAAATTTACCATTTCCAAATGCATTTTTAAAAACATCATTACAAATAATGTAATCTGTATCTAAAACTAGTGTTCTATCATACGGAGTAAGGTCGTAACTGTTTATTCTTCCGTTGTTTTTAAAATAAAGATTTTGATGTGTGTTCTGTCCGTCATTATATCTTTTAGAATTTGTATTGTCATCATCAATAAAAATAATATTATCAAATAGTTTACTGTGTTTTTTATTAATTTTGTCAGGTGTTGATGTAACAACAGACACTGGTATGTCTAAATGTTGTTTTACTCTTTTTGCCAAGAACGCCGCTTGCTTTATATAGTCAATAGATCCATTATTATGAGCAAAACATAATACTCCGTCAGACATCTGCTAAACCTTCAACACTCCGTTTAGTACTAAGTTCTTTATAATGCGCAAAATATTTGTTAGCGGCAGTTGCGTATTGTTGTAATGACACTGTCATAAAATCATCAATGTCATCAATTTGGATAGGAGAATTATTATCGTCTATTACTACAGTTTTTGAAATGTCTTTACTTAAAAGCAAATGACAAAACGTTAATAATTCTTTTGTTACTGTAAACTTACCGCCGCAATAGTAAAGTCCAAGCTCTTCAGTATATTTTTCATGAAGTATTCTTTTTTGATTATTTAAGGTTGCTGTAAAATTTGAGAATTCAAGTGCCTTTTCTAGAGCGTCATCCATAGTTATACTCCTAGTTTATAGTATAACTATTTACGTTTAAAGGTTATTAGTTGTTGCAAAAGATGGCGCTGTAATGTCTACACTTGCACTGTTGTTAGGCCTGTTCATTTGAACCGTACTTGTAGTTGTAGCCGTGACCGCTTCGTCAAAATTTGGATTAGGTCCTTTGTCTTCATTAAATGTTACTCTAAAGTACAGTACATTACCGCTTTTGTAGGCTTCAATTAAATAATCGTTAGCACTATATGCTGTTGCTGTTTTATTAAAGATAGTTGTGTACGACCCAGGTAGATTTGCATATCCAAAATTAGTTCCTGTTGATCCGTTACTAGTATTATCTCTATCAAATACTACAGTACCTACACTTGACATTAGGTTACGCCAGTCATTATTAATTGTAGAATTTCCGCTACCAATTGACCCGCTGATATTAATAGATCCGCCTGCATTAAAGAATACACGCATATGATCTGCTCCAGAGACAGTTGTTGTCGATCCATCGCCATTTGTAACACTATATCCGCCAAAAGTAACAGTAAATAAATGATTAATATCTGTTGACCAAGCGGCCGATCTAACACTAGAAGTCCCTGCTTGCAATCCTAGCTGATTACTAGCTGCATTTAGCCTTGCGCTTTGACAAGTAATACTAAGATCTTCGTACTGTACGTATCCTTCTTTCGAAGTGACATTAGAATCTTCTACAGTATCGCCTATCGAAGGCTTGGCAATTTCGCTAGGTGCAAGTCCTGTTTGATGCAATCTAATTTTAGTCATATCATCAAACAAATTTTCCATGTCAACAGCACTAACAGTTGCACCGACTGCTATTGTTTCACTTTTTACTGATTGACCATATCCTTCATCGCCTGATCCTAAACCAAGGACGGCTGCTATTCTTGAACGTATGTTGTTATATCTCGCTGCGGTAATATCGTTGCCGACTGCCATAGTAATACTTCCTCTTTAACTACGTATATATTTATACTTTTAATACACACTCGATTAATTTTTCGGCAGTGTTATTATTTGATTCTAATGCAATTCCTACTAGGTCGCCGTTGCCTTCTGCTGAAGCAATACCGTCTTGACTAACATAAATTGATTGTCCTTTGACGACCGGTCCTACTGTTCTTACAGGCACTCGTCCTTTGAGGGCAAGTGCTTGTCCTTCAGCTTCTGCATTCATTAAATATGCAGGTTTATCACTGATTACTCCAACAACTACATCACCTATATTTGCAATATCTGCTTCGTGATCTTCGTGAACGCAAATAGCCATTATTGTTCCTACTGGATGATCGATTTCAGTTGTATATTTTTCTGCTAAGTCAGCGTACCTAGCACTAGTCGAAATACCATTAAATACGTTAGCTGCTAAATTACCACTAGAATCACGAACTGCTACTGTGTTATTTGTAGCATTCACATCACCGGTTCTATAATTTGAGCCAACTTGTAAGTTTGTTGCATTTGTTGCTAGACCGTTAAATGACGTAGCATACATATTTCTAAATTTGAAACTTGCATTACCAATATCGTATGTTGTTGTTGCTGTAGGAACAATTCCTTCTGCAGCAATATGCAATGGTTCTGTTGTAACTCCGCCCGTAGATTTTACTTTAAATCTAATCTTTTTACCTGTAGTATTTTCAATCACGCCTTCGTCGCCGGTATTGGCTTGATCAATATAAATTGCAAGGTCGTTTGCTGCGCCTACTGTAAGTCCTACATCAGCAAATCTAACAATGTCACCAAAGGAACTTTCTTGCCCCGGAGTATTTTGTACAAAGTTTTCTGCTGATACTCCGCCAAGGCGTTCAGCATTAGTAGCTGTGCCGTGGAATCGATGTGCAGTTGATGTTACACCATCTGTGCCGCTTGTTGTATTTCTTAGTGTAAGACCTTGACGTATAACATCAAAACCAGTAATTACGTTAGCTGGGTCTGTTTGATCAATTGTAAATTCTGCATTACTAACAATAAAAACAACACCGTCGTCAACTGTACCTTTAATAATTGTTCTATTATTTTGAGCGTTATCTCTTACTTGTGCTGTTACCATTGCACTGACTGTATCGCCAATACTTTGAGGACCAATTAGGACAAATCCTCCATCAGCATTTTGGGCATATAGTTGACTGTTGTCGCTATCCCACCAAAAGTCACCTGTTGTTAATCCCACTGGTTGAGTTGTGGAAACTTCGGCACCGCCTGTGGTTCTAAATTTAGATCCGTCGTAAAACTTTAATTTTCTTACAGCACTATCAAACCAAATTTGCCCTGATAATGGGTTTGCTGGTGAATTTGCACTAGAAAAATTTTCCATTAAATGAACAAAATTTTCATTTTGAATTTCACCGTAGCCGGCATAATTTTTACCAACTAATTTGAGTGTAGTACTCTGGTCAATGGTTCCATCTTCGACAGTGGCTAACTGTACTCCATTTGTTAAATTAATTATATACGCCATTTATAAACCCCTAATTGTGTTACATGTATTTATACTAATACGCCCGGAGTTAGGTCTTGTACATAAGTCCATGATCCGCTAATCACTCTAAATAATTTTAATGATCTTGATACTGTAGAAGAAATTGAACCTGTTGCATCGTTAAATGTAGCACTTTGAATGACACCAACTGATCCATCGTCATTTCCTCCTCCGTCTAATTGCTGTACAATAGCTGTACTTTCGTTAAACGCTGTATTCAAAGAAGTTCCTGTAAGTGTTGCTGTAGCACCAGTAGTAGTTGTACAGTGTACTCTTGCTTCAGTTCCGTCTTCTTTAATACTAGTAGGTGCTATATCATTAAGAATTACTGCAATATTTGATTGCAATGTTGCGCCTGTTCCTAGTCCAGTGATATCTAGTGCTAAAGGAATAACTTCTAAGTTGATTTGACTGTCTACATAATTTTTTGTAGCAACATCTTGGAGATCCACAGGATCAGAAACATTTTTAATAGTCTGCGTTGTAGTTAAACTAACAGGGCCAGCAATATTTAAAGTAAATCCGTTTCCATCAAGATCGGTTGAACTAGATTGTATTCTAACACCGTCAAATGTCATATTACCAATAGTTGCACTTGATAAACTACCTAATGAAGTAATACCTGGTGCAGATGTACCGTCAATTAGATCCACTCCGTTGGATTTAAGTTTTGCTCCATTTGTTAAATTTATACTTTGGTTTGTTGTCCAAGAACTAGTCGATGTTCTCCAGAGGAATTCTTTGTCACCGTCTACTGAGGCGACTATAATTCCTGATTCGTCGACGTCAGTATCGCCAAGTCCTGTGCTATCGCTTGGCTTAGCAAGTGTAATGCTCTTATCTTCTACATTTAACTCAGTAACATTAATCGAAACTGTATCACCGTCAACTATTAAGTCTCCGCCAATTCTAGCATCGCCGCCTACATCAAGAGTGTATGCAGGAGATTCATTGTAGATTCCAACTCGATTTGTTTGTGATTTAATAGTTATTGCATCTTGTTTACCACCCGAATTAGTCATCCTAACAATAAAGTCTTGATTACTAATGTTGTTTTCGGCAACTACTCCTACGCTAGTAACCTTTGTAACGTGATTGTCTGTTAATCCAATTGTTAAACCGTTGTTGTTTCTAACTGTTAACGCACCCGAAGTTGCATCATCACTATCACTAGCTAAAAACTGAGCTGCTGTTCTTGCAACATTATTAGAGTCAACAAGTGTTTCAGTTCTACTTGCTGTGCCTGCAAAAATAAAGTCGTCATCAACAACGTTAAATCCTTTAACAACGTCTCCACTAAAGTTTGGAATAGTATCTATATTTTGCGGAGTAAAGCCAATCTTACTCCATAGTCCTACTAATGTTCCGCCTACCCAATACTTAACAATAGTTCTGCTTGTTCCTGTATTGTCAAGTACTGTGATTACTTCAGGTCCTGATATTCCCTGGAACGCATTATATACAGGGCCTGCTAGTGTTAAGTCTGTTCCGTCAAAGAAATAAAGTTGATTAGCTTCGTTATTAATCCAAAGATCGCCGGCGACCATAACAGGTTGTGTTGATTGTACAATAGGTCCGCCGCCAGTTGTCCAGTTTGTCCCTGTATAAACCTTTAAACGAGATGCAGATGTATCCCACCATAGTTGCCCAGCTAACGGTTGTGTAGGTGCAGATGGACTTGCAAAATTTTCTAACATCTTAACGAAGTTTTCGTTAACTGCTTCACCAAACCCCGAGTATCCTCTACCAATTAGTGTAATATCTGATGATGTTACATCAATTTGTCCATCTGCCAAGTTAACAAGTAGTGCGCCACTTGTTTTGTTAATTTGATATGCCATTAGCCCCCAACTCCCGTATAGATAATATATTTGACTGTTAAGAATGGGTTTAATACATTAAACGGTGTCCCTAATTCTGTAATATCAAATGTTTGAAATTCTTCTAGTCCTGTTTCAGCATTATAAGTAATATTTCTTCTGTTCAACACGCCGCCTGAACTAGTTCTTGCTTGTCCTGCTTGAGAACCTGTAGGAGCGTCATATGGAATAGTATCAGCATCTTGTTGTACACCACTGTCATCAAGAATAACATAAAACTGAGCGCCTTTTGGCGATCTTAGATCGTGTTCATGCTCTGGTAGATTTCTAACATCAATTGATCTACTTTCTACACCTGATGCAAGACCAACAGTATCTGCGTTAACATCAGTTACACGATTTGCACTTGTGCCGCCCATGTTATCTGCACCTAGTGGGAATCTACCTCTAAGATCTGGCAATCCAAAGAATCCTGAAGCTACTTGACTCTGGTCTTTGAATTGGTATAAGATAGTATTATACAGTGTTAAATAATCTGAAATCCTAACTTCGCTGCCATCGCATAACAACCAACCTCCTGGAAGATTAATGCCTGCAAAAGGAATAATTGTACCAATTGGAATAACCGGAACACTACTTACTAATGCTTGTTGAGAGATTTTAAATACGCCAGTTTCATCTCCTGAAATTCTATTAATAATAATTTCGTCATCGTCGTTGGGCGTAGTTACTGGTGTTTTTGCCGCAATAAATGTGTTGCTAATTTCTGTGGAAAATGTTTTTGAGGTTCCGCCTACTTGTCCATCAAATGTAATTTGATTAGAACTAACATCTCCTGTTATTTCAAATGTTGTAGCACTAGTTAATTTGTTTGCGTTTGTGGCACCACCTGTTACTGTACCTGTAATATTACCAATTAAGTTTCCTCTAAATTCAACTGCATGAACTGCAGACCAACGTTTTTCAGTTGATCCCAACGATGACGTTTGGGTTGCGGCAGGTAAAATTGATCCTGTTGTGCTAGTTCCGGCTACATTTAGATCAGTGCCGATGAATAGTTTTTTAGCAATACCAACTCCGCCACTAATTTTAACTGATCCAGTACCAATGCTTGCGCTATCAGTTGTTCCTTGAACAATTAAATTATCGCTTGTTTGTATAGAGCCGTTAACGTCTAATGCTTCTGCAGGAGACAGTGTGTTAATACCAACTTTTTCTGTTGAGTCAATTCTGATAACATTTTTTTGTACACCTAAATTATTAACTTTAAAGTCAATAGGTGCACCTGATGTTAAATTTGTAACGACTCCAGATGTTCCCTGAACGTCAAATGTAACAGTTGCTGTCTGACCAACTTGTATGCCTTTGTTATTGCTAATAATAATTTGTTCGTTCGATGTACTTGTTACATCGTTTCTTAAAAACTTGCTTGCAATAACTACTTCGTTATTTACAACTAAACTTTCTGCTTTTTCGCTAGTACCAAAATACTTACTAATGCCCGAGCCGCCAATATTTAAACTAGATAAGTTAAGACCCGGTCTTATGCTTGTAAATCCTGCAATAGTGCTTTTTGGTTGAAATGTTTTAGTGCTATAAATTGCAATTGGTGATCCGCCTACTTCTATTTGTAGAATAGTATATAGGATATCATCTTTACCTGTTACCACAGCAGGCTTTGCGCCAGTTAATAAACCGTCACTATATTCAGGTCCTACAAGTGTCCATCCACTTCCAGTAAAAATGTATAGCTGATTATTATCAGTATCGCTCCATAAATCTCCTGCAAGAGCATTTGCAACTTCTGGAGCTGTATTTCCCTTTTTTAATCCGCTAGCACTGACCCATCCTGTTCCGTCATATAACTTTAACGTATTAATACCAGTCGAACTATCATACCACAATTGTCCTTGAACCGGATTCCTAGGTGCTGTGTCATTTGCAAAATTTTCTAAAACTTTTAAAAAACTTTCTGCAATAACAGATCCATAACTAGTTGTATTACGTCCAGGTAAATCTAAACTAGTTTGCTGATTAATTGTACTATCTTCAATTGCAATAGTACCTTTGTTCGTGTCGGAATAGTTAATTGTATATGCCATTATTCATTAAACCCCGATAAACTTTGTACCCTAACTGTGTAATCAATTTGAATAAGTCTATTCAATGATTTTTGCACCGGGTGAAAAATAACATGTGTCAAAAGCCTGCCTTGCCCTGACGGTGAATAACTAACTAAACCAAGTTCGTCAAACACATACAAACTATCAGCATTAGTTGCATTATCAACAGCATCTTGCCCGCTAGGTTCACCATAGTCAAGTAGGCAAGTAACAACAATGTCAGTATAGTTAGTACCACTTACGTGTCTTGATTCAATTTTATTTCTAGCAGGATCAGTGTTGTTAACACTTCTGTCATCTACTACTTTAATAAAAGTTTGATTATACAAACTTGCGTTGGTGCCTGTACTGTTAGGAGTAAGATATGTAATAATACCAGTTGGATCGATGCTTGTTCCACCATTGCCAAATGCCATTTCATAAACAAATCCCTGTCCTGCATTAGCTAAACTTTCTGCAAGACTAATACTCATATTTTCGTAATGAATAGCGTTACGTTTATCAATTAAGACTTCGCCCGATGTCGGATCTGTTATCTTAATATGTCCTTGGAGCATTACTCCATTTTGTTCGTTGATAGTATCAATCATATCTTTTCCCTATACTGTATTTATTTGGGTAGCTCCACCTTTTCGGCTTTAAAGAAACGTGCAACTAAACTTTCTGAATTATTAAGCGGTGTTCCTGGATCTGTCCACAAGGTTCCTTGTCTTCTAACAATTTTTATTTTTGTACCGTCTGCTGGCTTATTTAACAAAGTTACAAATGGTGTTATTCCATCAACACTAAACTCAGCAGGTGCAGTAACATCCCCTTCGGGAGAGTCTTGATCTAAAGTAGCATCAAATACTTGAATTTCATTTTTACGCAATCTTCTACCTGCAACAAATACTTCAAACTCATTTACACTTGCTGGAGTAAATCCTAATTCGAATACAAAAGTCGAACCGTCGCCGTCGATTTCGTCAACGATAGTATTATCTGCATACGGTGCTGTTTGTGTACTTGCAGCATTATAAACATCGCTACCTGACAAGTGTGTTTGCGGAACTCCAGTTCCTAATGTGCCTCGCTGGATTTGCCTTAGTGTATTTTCTTGTTTGATCAAATACTCAATACGTTCTCCGTTAATAAAAATAATTCCTGGAACTTTACTATTTTTGTCTGGAGCACTTATTGTAGAAGCGTCTTCTAATATTATTTCTTTATCAAATGTATTTAAATCACGAGCAAGTTTTAATGGTGCAACATCTCCTAAACGTTTATATATATTTCTATTCAATATATCTTTAAACTGACTAAATCCAAACTTAGGTGTTAGTGGGCCTAATGAGCTAAATTGAATTAATTCAACAACATCATTATCTGCAAAACTACCTTTATATCTTAAGTACTGTTTATCGTCAGTTAGAATGTAATCAACGCTCGGAGTTTGTAATAACCCATTTACTGTTAACCATACATATTGTGCATCAACAGCTGCATATCTTAATTTAACTAAACCACCTTTTATGTGATTGTATTGTATGTCGTCTTCAGAACCAACCACAAGAGTTGTTCTAGCAACAACATCATAGTTAATTCTTTCAAAGTCCATATCGTCGTGTTTGTTAAACGTATAAACTGTTAATATTTCTCCTTCAGGAGGAGCCGAGTCTAACTGCAGAGTTGACCCGCTGTCTATCCAAGTATTTTGATTATTAACAATCTGTATACTACCAAACGCATAGTCTCCGTCGGTTCTTAAATACACTTCCAAAATATCACCGTCTGCGCCAATGCCAGGCTCAAGAATAATACTACTATTTGCAGGACGGATATTATAGTCTACAGCAATAGTTTGTTCTACACCGTTAATCAATACAAGTACATCAGAAGTATCAAAACTTCCAATTGGCGATTGCCAAATTTCTAAGAAATATTCTCTTTGAGATGCTGTAATATTGTATTGTTGATTAAACCCAGGATTTAGTATTCTATTTCCTTGTTTAACAATTACATTGTGACTGTTTGGAAGAGCACTGTATGGTGTTGTTTCTAAGTCGAATGTTTTTGTGCTTCCGTCACCTATAAATTCTGTAGTTTCAATTTTACTAAAAGAATCTACAGCACTGTAAATTGCATAACTAATAACGCTATTATCGGGCGGAGGACTACCAAAAAGTATAGTAGCTTTTGGATTAGAATCTTCAGTACTTCCGTCGTCACTTGATACTAGAACCGATTCAACAGCAACTCCGTTTACTGTAGCATAGTAATCAAGCGTACTAGTATATCTTGCTTTTGTAACATAGGATATAGAAGATCCGTCGCCGATTGTTTCACTTTGTTCTAATACATTTTTACCATTACCACTAATTGAAACAATATTAATTGTTGCGTTAATAGAAGGGACTGTGTTAAATTTAACAGTCTTATTTTTGTAATCGACAGTGTATAAGGATTGACGTTGAATGTTTTCGTCAAGTTTTACAATTAAACCTTCTTTGTTTTGTGGCTGAATTCCGAATGCAAACGTATCCCGGGTACCGTTTGCTCTGTAAGTATTGCTTGAAAGAGTGCTACCTCCCTCTTCAGGCCTATGGAATACTTTAATATCAACTGTATCTAAAACCTGCCCAGGTACTTGCTCTTCAGGACCTTTAGACGTTGTAGGTGTAACAAATCCATCGCCGTCGATAATTATTTCTTCTGGATTAATACCTTTTGCTGTAGAAAATTGTAAATTTCCGCCGCTTAATACAGTGTCATAAGATCTCGGATCTGGTAAAAATGACCCGTCGGATGTATTCTTTCTAATAACAACTACGTCATTAGCTTTAAAACGTTGTACATCATTTAAAATAGTAACCGTAGTAGTTACTCCGTCTCCGGTAATACTTCTTATAACAGCATTTTCATTTGTAACTAGGGAGCTATCGTCATCTCCAAAATTTGGATCATCAATTTTTACACCATTTAGATAGATATTATATTCAACCCCGTCTTCTAATGGCCGACTTAACGCAAATACTTCTGTACTACCATCTAACTGGAATATTTCATCTTCGTAAGTAGTATCAAATGTATCATAGGTACTTGTAAACCACGAGTCTGAATCCCATCCAGAACCTGCACCGAAATCAAAGCTAGTAACTTCTACTCCGCCGTAGTCTATTCCGTCTAATAATTGTCCTAACTCATTACCAAACATTCCTGTTGAAGGATTATAATAAAGATTAATTCTATCTTGTGCTTGTAACAGATCTGGTGCTTTATTATACTTTATAGAAACTGATCTGCCTAAACTTAATGCATTTGTAAAATTAATTCTACCGTAGTATCGAGTGTAACCTTTAGAAGTATCTTCTACATTCTCAAATGTATATTCACTTCTTAAAGATTCAAGTCCGTCAACTGTAACAGTAATATTAGTAGATTTTAATTCCATAGGCCATTTAAGATCAATAAACAATTGATCTATTGACGATGTAAATGTTTCTGTTTCTTCTAATGTTTGGAATAAGTATGTGCCCGTTACTCGATCAAATTTGCATCTAAGGTGTGCAGATTTAACTTTTCCGTTTCCAAACACAGGGCTTAGTCTTGCTACTGAGCCACCTTCTTCAATTGACCCAATTACTTCAATTGTAGGTTGGGACAGATAACCTTGTCCAGGATTTGTAACTTCTATTGACACAACTTGTCCATTACCAATAAAGGCTTTTGCTGTTGCGCCGGATCCGCCGCCGCCGGTAATATTAATAATTGGGGCTTCTACGTATCCATTGCCTGCTGATGCAATATTAATCTTTGTAATTTCAAATCCTACATTGTCCAACCAGTGTTTTGCAGGATAAACTGTTAAGTCTGATGTTCCTGAAACAACTTCGTCGTTTATAATTTGTACACTTTGCGGAACAATTTTTCCTTCAAGTTCATCGTATACTGGCGGAAGATCGAAATCAGTTACTACATTATTGGCAGGATCGATTTTTTCGTACGAACTTAAATATTCTCTAATCTTAGTTTTATACGGTTTCATTTCTTCAACATAGTCTTGATAGCTGGGAAGACTATCGTTTTGGAATGTAATTTTTTGCGCCAGTTCACCAATATTATGTTTTGCTTTTACAAAACTTGTTTTAAACGCCCAGTCGACATTTGGCTGTTCTGTAAACACATATCTAAGCCCAGCAAAGAATAATTCGTTCCAATGCAGCTGCAATTGATCAACAAATATATTATTTTTAATAATTGAAATTATTTTTCTAAATTCTTCAACTGGCTCTGTATCATAAAAAATCTTATCATAGTTTGCACCATCGAATGCAATATTTTCACTATTAACATCATACAAGCTATCTAAAAATTCTATGGTGCCGTTTTCTCTACCGATAGTTTGGTAGTTAATACTGTAATCAGTAACATCTTGGTTATCAACTTTTCTTAATAACAGCCAACCGCCAGTTCCAATAGATTTAATCTTAACAACTTCGCCGATTTGATCGTCAAGACCAAATAACTCGTAGCTGCTATTGATTAAATGATTTATTAATGTAAACTGATTATACCCGGTTTGGTACCAGTCAATGTATTTCCAATAAAGGTTTACATCATAGCTTTGTGTAAGTGTTCTTAACCACTCACTTCCGTCCCACTGGAATACACTCCATTTACCATTAATGTTTTCGTCATTTTTTACTAGGACAGCAAATTTTCTAATACTAATTCTTGCATTTTGAGAATAATTCTTACCTCCGTTAATAATATTAACGTTATTAATTTTACCATTAGAGTCTAATGTAAATTCTAACTCTCCTTCAGTGCCTTGACTATCACTAATTACATAAGTTGGAGAATTAATATATCCTTCGCCTGGATCTGTAATAAGAACATTAATAATAACACCGTTTTCAATTTCTAAAGTAAGTGTAGCAGGTTTTACTCTTGCAATACTAACAAACGAAAGTTCTGCAAAACTATCAGAAGTAGTATCAAATATGCCTGTAGCAACTGTCGGCAATGGATCAAATTCTGTTAATCCTGACAGATCAAAATCATCAACAATTAAGTTTTGTGATAAAACCTTGTTAGTTCTTTCAATAAACTGTTTTCTTGCTTCTGTTTTATTAATAAACCAACTTTGTCGCGGTTCGTTTAAAGAACCATATCGTTGTTTCATTGGAAGGTTGATATCCGGAACAGGTCTATCATTTGTATCAAATCCAACTAAGCTATCAAACCATTTTTGTTCAATTTCGTTATTTGGAGTGCTTGTAGATAATCCGTCACTAATAAGTTGATACTCATTATGAACATTTTGTTGTTGGTTTTCAATAGTCCACCAATTGAAGCTAATTGCAATATCTTTGTCTTGTATAAGAGATTCGCAATTGTAAATGCTAAATCTGTTATCACCTAAAATTGCAACAAACTTGTGATTAATTCCAGCAGGATCGCTAATATACCTTGCTACATCAAATGCTGTTGTAACTCTATTAGAATCTATATTTGGTAAGGTTTGTTTGTTTCTTACCCAGTAATAATAATAGTTTGTAAATGTTTGCGAGGCAGAGTTGTATCTTCTTCTGACAGAGTATGCTGTATTTCCGTACTTTGTAGTACCACTAATACCGTTAGTTAGGCCCGATTCGGTTCCGCTTTGCTCGTCCCATTCGGACGGAGTAAGGGTAGTTTCTACCCATTCATAAACATCTACTTGTGTACCAGGGAATAATTTATTAAAGTTTGCAGTTGACTGAATAATATCGCCTTGGTGGTGATTGATAAATCTAGCACTTCCGATATCCCACCAAAGTTTACCGATCCATTTATCGCTTGTAAAGTCTAAGGTATTTGAAACTACAGAAGTAGTTGTACTGTTAGAATACCTAGCAGGATCATAACTAGTTTTAAAACTAATTTCTTGTTCAGCTGGCCCGGCGATTTTTCCTTGGATCGGATCAATATAGTCGACATACGACACTAAGCTGTTATCATTTTTATTGTATAAAAATACACCTTTAAATTTGCTTAGGTCTGCAGGTAGTACTGGGCTTCGTGTTATGCTCCAAGTAGTAGAATTTGCTGGTTTTCTAAATTCAGAAACAACGCCTCTGTCTACAATATTATTTGTACTAACAGCTTGTGTTGGTAATCCGATATACACGTGATTATTTTTTACTTTAATAACATTTCCAAAATCTTCAGTATCTCGGTCGTAACTAAAATCTTGTCCGTACAATAATGTATCATTTACTGTTTCGTATACACTAACTAATCCACTATTATTATCAACAGTAGTAAATTCTGTATTATTATTGTCAAACGTTGTTGATCCGCTATCTACTAAAGTAGCTATAACAATGTCGCCTCCTTTGGCTGTCACAGCTAAAGTGTTGCCATCAAAGTCTAATCTAGCGCCAAATCGGGTATTTGGCGAAACATCCTTAGGTCTAATTGTTTGATTATAAACAAAGCTGTCGCCGTGTTGCATGTAAATATAAACGGCTCCGTTAGCACTACTAACATTACTGTTATATGACGCACCGACAGCAATTTTTTTACCGTCATTTGAAATAGCAATATCTTCACCAAAGTTTTCAGTTAAATCAGATGGTTCTAATAATTGACTATAAACATATTGGTCATTTATTTTTCTGTAAACAACAATTTTAATATTAGGAACACTACTATCTTGAGTATTAGTGTATCTGGCTGCGGCGATTAATACATTTCCGTCATTGCTAACGTCAAACACCGATCCGAATTCTTCCAGCATATCTTGCGAAAGTGTACTTTCTGATATTGAAAAATTAGTGTCGTTTGGAACATATCCTAATAAATCAATTCCTGATCCTATTTCCGTCCATTGAGAAGGATTAAATATTCCAGGAATTAAATTAGTTTTTGCTTCATAAACTGTGTCGCCAAATTTTGTATATTCTCCTTCAAAATATGTTCCAGATGTTCTATACAATCCTCTATAATTAGGCTCTGTACCGATTGACCAGTTTTCTGTGTCTGACTTATCAAAATAATAAATTCTACCTTGGTTAAGTTCTGTGTTATTACCGGATGCATGTACAAATAATCTATAATTGTCATTTGTTTGAGAAAACATCATATTAGTACCAAGTTGCCTATAAGAAGCACTGTTAGGTACCGTAAAGTAATTAATTAATTGATACGTTGATCCACTAAATTCGTATATTGCAAACATACCTTCGTTAGTTAATCCTGACTGAGTTCCTTCGGGTGATGCTGGAATATTAAATACTCGAGTCCAGTCTAGATTAATACTCGAAGGGGGAGTAGTAGAATCAATTATTCCTTGGACAGCACTAACACTGTAGTGCCAGTATTCTAAATCTTGTATATAATTTGTAGAAGGTATTGCAATATTTTCAGCTTTATCTATAACAATAATTGGTCCGGAAATACTATTTTGCATATGCGTAGAATTAATAGGACCAATAGTCCTTAGTGTAGAATCGTTTTGGATAAACGTAGCATTACTAGGTTCTCCAAAGTCGCTGCCTAACGCCCATGCTCCTGATCTATTTTTTAGATATATTTTTGCTGTACCAAATGCTCTTTCAATAAATGCAATTTCAGCTGTTTCTCCAGTAGCTGTATCAGATAGTGTGTCTCCAACAAGTGGTAAAAACGGATCTCCATTAAGATCAAAATTTGTTAATCTAACTTCTGTCCAGCCGTCCCAAATATCATCTACTGTATGTTGTGTGTTGTTTAGATAATCAAAACTTAAATTAATTGCAGACGGATCTTGAACTAAATCATTTACCTTTATGCTATTCAACCAAAAATTAGCATTGTCACCCACTTGAACATTACTTCCATGTGTTAATTCTGTTCTAAAGTACCACCTTGAATCGATAATATCTATTAGTGTTTGTCCTTGAGTATGTGATAATACACCCAGGTATGACGGTTGCGTAGGCTTAGTTTGATCTCTATTTTGTACAACATCTAAAATATTTGTAAAATACGGAGTAGGTGTAGAAAAATCATTTTCTAACTTAATTGTCTGTACTACAAGATTTGCATTAGTTTCAGTAAGATTGGATGATGTAAACGTTGATCCTACATTGATATACCACCATCCGCTATGATAGTCATCTCTAATAGGTAGTACTAGCTCATAATCACCTACAGTAACACCATTTTGCAAAAATGTTCCAACGTCTCCAATTTGGCCATTGATATTAGACAAATAAAGTGTCATTTGATTTTCGTCGTTTACTTTTCTATATACTACGGTTGCTTTACCAACATCTGTTGTAATTTCGCTACCTACCTCTGGTACTAGCAAGGTACTCTGTACGTGACATATTGCCGAAACTTTATTTACAATTGTATGTTCGCCGTTTATAAATGTTTCTGTTAGTACACTGTCATTATTAAAAGGCTGTGTACCTAACTTATTAGTTGTAGTATATTTGTTCCACTTTAAGAACAATCGATCTCCGGCTTTTGTTCCTTCCCATTGGTCAGTTTCTGCTCTGATCAAAATATGATCAGTTGATTCATCAGCTCCTAAAGAATAATCTCCTCGAATCATAAAAGGAATTTCTGGATAAGACTGATCAGTAGAATCATAGTCGTCTTCAATACTTTGTTGATTAGATGCATGTGTGTCAAATATGCGAGATAATTCACTTTCAATTGTACGTTTAGCCTTCCATAGCTGAGTATCGTGTAGAACTATATCATTTGCAACATATGCGTTACTACTTCTATAATCACCTTTAAATTTTGTCTTTACATTAGAAGCATTTGGTGATCCGATTGCAAGATATTTTTTATCTGGACTCATTGCAACACTTGAGCCGAATCCTCCTTGCTGATCAGATATTAGTGTTTGCTCGTCAATTTGCTGTAAATATCCGAAATCTGTGTTGTCGCTTGGTCTTTGATAAATGTATACACTTCCGTTTAGGTCTTTAGGAGCAGAAATTGCAATTAAATTGTTATCATTTGAAACTGAGATATTAGATCCAAAGTCTTTTTGCGTAGAATCAAAAAGTCCAGCGAGTGTATTTTTAATGTCTGGCTTTAATTCAAATACTTGATTATTTTCTAGTACAATCCATTTTCCAGTATCGTCATCGTCAACCCAAATAATGTCAGATGCAACACTATTGTTATCGATATCAAAACGTTTTGCACTATCAATTAAGGAATTAGCTTCTGACAACCTTGCTAACCGTGTGTTCTTAAACTCTGTGATATATCCAGAAATCTCATCGTCTGCTGTAATACTGTCAGTTGTTAATAACGAAACAACGTTTAAAGAAATATTAGAAATTTTATAAAATTTATCTACATCATCATTAACGTCGTTTACTCCAATAATGTCTCCTATTTCAAAATTAGGAGCTCGATTTAATGTAATATCAAACGTAGTATTATTGCTATCAGATATACTTGTGATTTTAAATTCAGTTTGTGTGTGTTTATAAACAGCCCAAGTTTGTTGATTTTTTTGAAGAGCTACCCATAGATAGCTATTTCCTGGGATTTCGCTTAATGTTTTATCTAAAATTTCATCATAATTTAGCAACGACATGCTTACATCAGAACTATTTACATATCCTGCTGTTTTGGTGTAACTGTTATTATCGTTGAAATATTTAACCGGAAACGGCTTATGATCATAATTTTGAGACTTAACAAGAATATTGTTTCGATCTAATCTATAAACTAAAGAAGTATCTTGAGGATCTACTACTTCAACAAGTTCTACAGGCTGTGGGCTCAATCTATATTTTTCTTCATCTAATAATACTTCAAATTGATCATCGCCTGTAGTTGCTCCGTAGCGTCCTACACGCACAGCCCATTCTTCGTAAAATTCTAAACTGTCTTTACTTGCACTTCCTAATTTATCAAACAACTTTGTAAGAACATTTTTTGTACCTTTGTCTTGAATAGCCCCTTGGAAAAACTTAAATTGAGACACATCATCATTAATAATGTTTTCTAAATATGTTCGGTTCTGATATCCAATTAGATGTTGTGCTAGTCTTTGTTGCTCTGTATCAAAATTGTCGCTGTCTAAATCATAAAAATCTAAAAACTGTTTAGCTTTATAATCCCAGTTTGGCAATAGAGCTTGCTCAGGTTTTTCATTTAATCTAACATAATTAGTATCTTCAAAAAACTCTGTACCTGTTATATTTGCTTTTGCTACATAATAATATTGCTTGTGTTTAATCAAAGAACCTATGGAATAATCTTGATAAGATTGCCACTCGTTTACAGTAGCATCGTCAAAGATAAATCCAGGAATATTATAAGATCCGTTCCAATCGTCTGATCTATAACCCTTTACTTTAATTCTTTCTTGACGGTATCCTTGAGGTCTGTTGTAGATTACATCACCAAATACTGTTCTGTTATCTAAAATAATAACGTGTTCGTGTTGGACAACCGGAACCTTTAAATTGTAAATACCATCTTCAGTATTTTTAACATAGATTCCAAAAGAATTTGTATTATCTCGTTCAGTAGTTGCAAAATCGGCTAATAATCTTTTACCGTCTGATTTTAATAAACTGTAATCGTAAAAATTATTATAGATGTCATCTGCTACAACATATTCTTCTTCAAAGTTAACTTGTCTAGCACTTGGACTTAATGTTAATACTGTGCCTGATTCCCAGTTTTGCGTCGTCCAAAACATATATTCTTTAGCAGATAATGACCAATTTTCTACTTCTTCTAGGTCTTGGTTAAAGCTATCAAACGTAAATCCTACACTAATTAAGTATTGTTCATAACCTAAAATAAAGTCAACAACGTCTTGTATTTCTCTATACAGTGTTCCATATGGAATTTCAATTACTTCAGTGCGATCAAAGTTTTTTCTGAAAAATGCCTTAGCTCCGCCTTCTTCAGGAAGTTCGGCTAATTTTTGGAAGTTATCTAAATTAAAGTTATCTCCACTAGTATGGGAAACTTTAACTCTATAATATACTTCATTAAGTTCAACAATTTGTCCAACTTCATAAAATTTTCTTGATGTCCAGGCTAAAAATGATTCGCTTGTTCCGCCAACTGAAATAAGAGGATCTGCATTCTTCTTAATAGTACTATACGTTTTGAAATATGGGTTCTCTTTATCGTATCCTCTAATAATATACCCAGACGGCACTATTTCGATAATTACCCCGCTATATGTATACACATTAATTGGTACACTTTTTACTAGGTTAATTTTATAGTTTTCTTCTGGGACGAATATATTTCCTTCATTAGTAGGAGTTCTAGAATCAAGGATTAATTTAAACTTATCCTTCTGTGTAAATCCTCCAAGTTTTGCGCCAATTTTATTTTGCAAACTTTTTATTTCTGTTTGATATTGAGAAAATTGTACTGTTTGATTTTGCGCAAGATATCCTTGTATATAGTTTACAATTCCTGCTGTAAGCACTCTACTACTATCAGTCGAGCTGTTTGGAAATTTTAACTGATCTAGTTCAATTGTTTTTGAAGTATCGGTGTAAACTAACTGACCTGCACTATTTCTAGCAATTCTGCTTCTATCAAAAGCTAATCCAAAAAACTGAGCAGGCTGATGTAATGCCCACGCTGTAATTAAAGAAAACGGATAATGAGAGCTTCGACGCCATGCTGTTTCAACAGGACCTTCGTCGCCAAATACAAATGGTTCTGAATAAGTAGAATCAATACCGTCTTTGGCTAATCCACAATTAGCTGGATCTAGCAAGTTTCCTTGATCGTCGACCGGAATATAAGTGTAAATTAAACTGTTTTTAAATTTGTTTCTATAAACAATTTTCTTACCAGGTTCTTTTACTATACCTTTTGACAAATCTTCCCATAGAATTAAGTTATTGCGAGTGTATGGTGCTTCGCCGTACACTTCTTCCCACCAGTCTGGTTTTTCAGTTAATCCTAAAATTTCCCAAGGGTGACTATGCGGTCTATCAGTATTATAAAAATCTTTATAAACAGCTCTCCAAAATCCAGGTAACGAATTATTATTCGGATCTGCAAATTTGCTGTAATTAAACGTAAACCCATTAGTTCTATCAAAGTAAGTATTTGTAGAGTAGTCTGGATTTCCTACAGTTTCACTCCAACGATTAAAATCTGAAATCATTGTTTTTGTAACTTTGTAACGTCCGAATTGTGTTTGACGTCCTTTAGTTTCAACAAAGTCAGCAATATCTAAAATTGTTTCGTTATACGGTTGTTTAATATTATTATAGATTCGTCTTTCTAAATCTAATAATAAATGATCTCTATAGTCTCCGAAACATCTCCAACGAGATCCGTCGTGTCCTTGGATTATAGGTTGTGCTGCAGGCCATTCTTCAAAACGATTGTCATCAGCAGTTGCATGATTCATTGCAGAGTTAGGCATATAGAAGATTTTGTTATATCCAGCAAACACATGATCATGTGCCATACCGGTGCCACCATTTGCTCTATCTGCATTTTGTGCATCTTCTTCTGAAGTGTATAATGGATAAAACCAACCTAATTTATTTTTATAAGATGTATCAGTAGTTGTTTCGTCTCTTCCGTATATCTTATAAGGACCCGTAGACTCTGGTGTAACATAAATGTATGTGTCATCTAAATATGCTTCAGGTCTATATTTCGGATACAGTCCTAGTTTAGTAGGAGTTGGAGGGATCCAACAGCCATCAGTAGATTCAAATTCATAAACATCCAATACATCATTTGCCTTAACTGGTATTTCTAGTGTTAAGAATCCTGATGTGCTAATTGAATAGTCTTTATCCTTAGTTAGCAACTTATTGTTTAGATAAGGTAGTACTGCATATTCATTAAGAGTAGTAAAATCGATGCCTCTTGTTAACGAAAAAATAGTTTCTGATGGGTCGTCAATATTGTGCGTAGTTAGCGAATCATTGCCATAAGGAACCATATCGCTAAAATAAAATGAATCTTGATTTGTTTTTGTGCTATTTAATGTGGTAAGAATTTTGTCAACGTGTACTTTGTCTACTCCGTCGAAACCTAGTTCATTAGCTATTCTTAAGAATTCTCTTTTAAATTTTATATATTCAAGTCCTGCATAGCGAATAGCTCCGATTGCGTCGTAATCTTTATTTGTCAGGTTATACAATGCAAGGTTTATCGGTCCACTATGTTTTACAAATTTTAATCCGTATTTTGAAAGTTGTCCAACGTCTCTTAAGTTTCCTACTCCTGGGAATGTTCCAGTGACTTCGTCGTTGTTGTCAACAATACTACTAACATGATCTAAAACTTCTCCTAAAGTAAATGTTGTAACATTTTCATTTTGAGGATTTTTTTCAAAGTTGATAGGAAACTCGTAGAAACCTTTTTCATTTTTAGTTGCACTAGTATTTGTTTTAATTACAAGTTTATCACCAGAAGTTAAGTTGTTAGAAAACGTTACGTATGCAAAACCGTTTACTTTAACAATAGTATACTGATCATTTTCTGTGTAACGAGTGTTGTTTACATAAACTTTGATAGCTAGATCTGTTAAGTCTCCGCTACGATCATAAACATCGATTTTAAAGTTATTTGTTCTAGTTTTTACTTCTGGCTGTTGCACAACCCATTGCTCTGATTTTTTACTCGCTGTAGTCCATCCAGACACACTATTAAATGAGGATCTTGATGTATACTTTCTTAGAACAGCCGTATCAGTACTTGATGTAATTACGTCAGTTAATTGATCGTATGTGTATGTATCGGCTAGTAAATTAAAATCAAAAACAATATCGCCGCTATTTTCAATTGTTCTATAAGATAAAGGAAATCCTAATTCAGTATCATTCGATCCGTTGCCTACTTTATAACTAAACAATTTGTTACCAACGAACGAACTACCGTCTAAATCTGATAATGCGGTTCCTTCATCATTATATAAATCAAATAACGGTTGTTGATTTACTCCTGTTTTATCTTGAGATTGTTTCCAGTCTGTTCCGTCATAATAGAACATTTTACCTTTGAAGTTTGTTCCAGCCTTGACAAGTACAGTTTCGTTTTCTAAAGGAGCTGTGTCTGTAGTTTCCACAAGAGTAATTTGTGTGCTACCATTGTGCGAGATAAAGTTTACTTCATAAATTTTACCAGATACTAAACTATCCGGATCTGCTGTAAACAATACACGCATTCCTGACACTAATTCAACACCGTCAACAAAATAACCAACTTGTCCTTCAATTTGACTGAATACGTCTGTAGTCCTAGTGTCTACTAGATCAACAGATTGTTTTGCGAAAGTTCCACTATTATATAATTTTAATCCTGCTTCAAATTCGATAATCGGTCGTACAGCACGAAACGTTTGATCTAACATTACTGGAACGTTATTAATAGTAGCAGTAGTTTCAATAACAGATCTATGTGTCCATCTATTATATCTCGACCATTGATTGTTATCTGGCGAAGCACGATTAATTACAATATAATCTTTTTCGCTAGCATAAGATGTAGCGTTGTCAAAGGGCAAAGTAGAAAATCCTTGCTCATCAAATTCTGTTGCATTATCTAACAAATAATCTGCAGTTATAAGAACATCGTCTTCAGATACAAGACGAATACTTTCGCCTACACCTTCAACATACCAATTTCCTATTGCGTATTCAGCAGGTGTAATTTCTCCGTAGAATTTTACTTTCATGCCATTGGTCATTTCGTAACCATTTTGCATAGTATATGTTTTTTTACCAACAATATCAGATCCTACATCTAACTGTGTGTTGTCTCTAATGTCTTTAATTATAATTAATCCAGAAGCTTCGATATCATTATTGTTGATATAATAAAGGTAATCAGGTGCTTCTAAATCTACTTCAAACGTAACTGTTCCTGTTTCTACTTTTTGTTCACTAACACCTGTATTATATAAGTTTGTATCGTTACTTAAACTTCTAGAAGTTCTAATAGTAAAAGGCATATCTACTGTGTTGAGATCAAAAACATATGTTTGGCCTCTATACAACGTTAGCGTAGGGTTAGCGGTAGGATTAGTGGTATTAAAAGAATATGCAAAGTTATCTACATTATCTAAAGAATTTACATTATAAGTACTTTTAATGTCCCTAGCTGCGCCAAATACTGGAATAGAATCAGGACCTTGTGGTAGCCAATAATACTCTCTAAAGTTTGTAAATTTGTCCCAGTTAATGTGCGGATCCCAAGAATAAAATTCTTGACTATTGGTTAAACTATGATTACCAACTTGTGCATTTCTAATTTTTGCACTGTTCATATAGTCGCGATAATCTCTATGCAAAATAGTATTGCCAAGGGTGTCTTCAACTACTGCTACAGGTTCTAACTGATAATTTTCTCTGTCAGCACTTACATCAGAAACATAATTGTCTGAGCTAGACCATGCTTTTGCATCTTTTCTACCAATAAATCCGTCAACTTTTTCTACAACTCCGGGTTGCATCATTTGATCAATAGTGCTGCTTAGAAACTTTTTGTTTGCTACTGTTCTAAAATAACGAGGTAAGAAATCAGCGGTTTTTCTTTTGATGTTATCGTCGCCAACTGGAATTCCGTTTTCATCTTGAGCCATTAGTAACTATATCCTCCACTACTACCCGAACCGCTAGATCCGCTTGAACTAGAACTACTAGAACTATTTGTTGTACTTGTACTTGTGCTTGTACTTGTACTTGTACTTGTGCCTGTTGCAGACAATGCCTGACTTTGAATGCCTGTATTATTTGTACTCGTATCGGTAACTACATTTCCTGAAGCTTGGATTCTTGACGCTGTGACTGCATCAATAATTTCAACATCGTCAACTGTTGCATCGTTAATAAAAATTTCATTATTTTCTGCTTTGATTTCGTACAAACTACCAAATGCTTGTGTTGTTTGTTTAGGAACTAGTAATAAATTAGAAATATCAGGCGCCGCTTGATTCATTACATATGCAACTAGTTCTGAAAAATGGAAAGTATCGCCAAAGTCCCAGTTTTGTAATGAAAAGAATTGATTAATTGCACTAATAACTCTTGTCTTAAGTTCATTATCATTAATAACTTCGTTTGTATTTTTTACAATTTTGAATGTTGCTTGTAGATTCTCTTGAGAGTGCTTGCCAAATAATGATTTATAAGTTACTGGATGATAAATTACTTCGTCACTTATAGATTTAAATTGATTAATTGTTGCACCGTAGTTTTGAAACAACTCATCGTTACTCGGAGGTAACGGTCTAGTAGCTAGTGTGCCAGCAAGATATTTTCTATATTCAATATCATAAGACCTTGTTAACATGTATACATCAATAATATTACTTGCACTAGCGTCGATTCTATTGCTTTCATCTGCGCTATGTACATATTGGAATCTTAAATTTGATCGGCCAATATATGCTTGATAGTCAGATGTTAAAGTTAACAGACTGTTGTTTAAAACTTTAAAGTTTTCGTTTTCTTTAATGTAAAAGACTTGCCCGTCATCATACTGACTGTATGCACCAATTTCTATTTCTCTGTCTACAACGTTTATAGTATCTCCGGCGCTGTAATAATTATATTTTGTAAATCCTTGATCGCTCTGCTCTCTCTTTAAAAAAACGTATTTTGTATTTTCGTTTACAAGCGGTGCAACAATAACGTCAAAAATATCAGGATCGTCTACACTACCGTCGTCATTAAGATCAAAGAAACTAACTTCAATTTTTTTACTATTAATGTATCCGTCTGGATTTCTATATACGTCAACGATTTCCCAATTAATATCATTATTAAATGATTCAAGACTATCAGGTTTGGTATTAAAATTTAAAACTCCAATTTTGTCTTTTACAAGTTGTCCTGTTGACGAGTCATAAATTTTATTTTGGTTATCGAAATAAAAACTTAATTCTTTGTCACTTTCAAAAACATATCTTAACCCTCTATTAGTTATTGTGTACTGTTCACCATTTGTTTGAAATAATAAAATCCAACTAGCATCTAATTGGTTATTTGTAACATCGCCAGTTTTACCGTTACTAAACACATCGTTAACATTTAAGTTTTCATTAATAATTACTCGCCACTGTCGCTGTGTTTGATCATAACGCAAACCAAATGTTTTGTATGCAAATACTTGGTCGATAATTTGTGCTCTAACATCTGCTGAAATGTCTTTTACGAGTTTTGGTTTTACTTCTTCGAGAACACTGTTTGCAGGTAAAATTTCATTGAACACAATCGGACCTTCGCCTGTTACACTATCAACCGTTGTGCCGGCGCCGTTTACGCTAATAACTTTAACCCACTTGTAAGTGCTTGCACCTTTAGCCGTAGCGTCAGAAGTTAATTCTCCATCATTAATAAAATAAAATCCTGCAGGAGGAACAAATTTTAATAAGGCGTCCGGTTCTAAGAATTTTAACGAACCGCCTGTAAATGTTCCTGTTTCATAAGGAATGTCATTTAGATTTTTCAAAAATCCTGTACTGGTATTAGTACCCTTGGTTGATTGTGTCCATGTTGCATTTAGATCGCTTACAATAATTTTTGCATAGTTTGCAAAATAGAAGTTGCTTACGGCTCGATTTTGAATAATAGGTAATACTGTATTTTCTATTGTTCCTTCAATATCTGTTTGTGTAGCAAATGTAAATGTTTGTTTATTTTCGTAAAATTGATTATAGATTACACCGTCGTTACCATACAAATTAGTACTAGAATATTTTCCAGTTACATCTTTTAAATCAAAATATCTACTAATACCGCTAGTAGTTCTATTAACAGATTTTACTTTAACAATCTCTTGATTAGTTGTGAGAGGAATAATATTATAATCCTCGCCAGTAATCATTCTGTTCTGCGTATAATATGTTTGCGGAGCATTGTTTCTAATGCTTGGAGTAGTTTCACTAGTAGTAGCATTAGTAACTTGTTCTTTTAGCTCAACACCTATAGTTAATGTTTCTGACGTGCCAGCAGCAGAAATATAATTTACTGAAAACGTAATGTTTGTTAGTTCTGAAGGTTTGACTCTTAAAGAACGATTAGCACTAGTTCTATAATAAACTCTAAAATTTCCATTAGGCACATTACCAAACGTGCCGTCAGCAAATACTAAAGTAATTTCATCATTTTGTCTTGTTTGGACAACGTAGTAGTTTCTAACTCCTTTAGCAATACTATTATAAATTGCATTGTTGCCTTCAGTTGAGCTAACCTTTGTCCATAGCGAATCTTCTTGTCCTGATTCGTTTAGTGCGTATAACCAAACATCTGAATCATTAATATTTTCTGTTTCAATAGATATTCTTTGATTAGAACTAGGATTGTCAACATTAAATTGAGAACTATTTAATGTTCCTTGTCTAAAATGTACAAAATATCCAGTGTTAGCACTTGCATTTCCTCTGCCATCTTCTCTATATAAAAATGCAAGACTGTTTCCTGGTACAGGATTCTCTTCAGTAATGGCTGACCGATTAACATCAATATCAGTTGATACAATTTCAAATTGTGTAGGTAGTCCGTTTACTGACTTGTTAAAGTTAAAAATTGGTACATCTGTATTGGAGCTTTTTAATCTGTATTGCTGTGTCAATACACTGTTAACAGAAGCACTCTTTGCCGGCTTACCAATAGTATTGTTGTTAGGTAGTGCAGAATTTAGTACTCGTCTAAATTGTTCTGCCCAATTTGAGTTACTAGGATCATTCCATATAATTGTTTGATCTGCAAGATTAAATCCGTTGCTATCTACAACACTTTCAGTAGTTGAAATAGTTTCAAATTTTAATAATCCATTAGCTGACTGATTTCTTTTTGGATTGTAAGACAGCATTCGAGCAAGTCTTAACACACTTTCTCGACGTTCAGCAAGTTCTAAAAAGTTTTCTCGAGAGTTAAGATCAACACGATAACTAATATTTTGCCCTAAGAAGGCAATCATGTCAATAAGTGCAAGATATTCCGATGTATCAATATAATCGTTAAAATCCTCCGGATAGTTCTGACGGAGGTAGTTAATCATTGCTCTTCTTAAAGTGTCAAAGTCGTAACTACGGAACTCTGCATTTCGATAGCTTTGATATACTTTTTTCCAATCTTCTGCTAGCAGCAGTCTATTTTGTCTATCTGTGGATGACATCGGCGATCCTCTTTACTATACAGTATTTATTATATTGAGTTATAGTAACAGTTAATTATGTCACGATAATCCAATGGATTTGTCGAACTGTAGTTGCAAATTTTCGCTAATGTTGTAATCTAAATAAGTTATTGTGCACTCGATTTGAAGTCCTTGTTCATATTCAGTAATTTGTATTTCTGTTGCGCTAGTTCTAGGATCATAATTTACAATATTCGTTACGTTAGTAGCAATTGCTTCTTTTAATTCTTCTGTTAACGGCTCATATAAAGCATCCCAAATAATACATCCAAATGCAGGATTAGACAATTTTTCGCCTTGCCTAATATTAAAATGATTGATTAAATCTTGTTTGATCAAACTCAAATCGTATTGCTGAAAAGACGTATTTTCAACATTTACAGTACTAAATCCCCTGTAGGCTTTTTGTTTTACAGGAGGTTTAGGTACTTTTGGACCTCTAATTTTAATTTCTTTATATAAGTCTACCATACTAATATTTATCTTATGTTATCTGCCTGCAAAAACTTTAATACTAAAACGGACCTGTTGGAGGTTCTTCGATAATTGTTGTTTGACCTGTACCTGGATATTCTGTTTTAGTTAAAGACGATAATGGTGTTAATTCACCATTAATAATTTTTTGATAGAATCCTCGAGCAATACCTATTCTGCGAGATGTTTCTTTGCCACCTTGATTAGCATAACCTACAGCTTTGCGAAATTCTTCTCCTAAACTTGAAAAACTAGGACTTGACCAAGTGACACTTTTACTATTAATATAAGCTACAGCTAGTTTTGTAGCTACTTCAGGATCGTTAGCCATTTCAGGATTATTAACAACATCAACTCCTGCTAATTTTCCGTATGTTTCGTAATTAGATTTAAATGTTAATTGAATTAATCCTCTACCTCTATATTTGTAACCTTCGTCTTGAGCATTACCGTATCTATTTCCGTATAAAGTATTACCGATAGCAGCAGGTCCTGCTGCTACCAATTGCTGAGCGAACGCATCTGATTTTACTCTGCTAGGATAAACAGCCCTCAGTCTAGATGCAGAATAATTCATATTTTCACTACGTGGTTTAAATCCGCATTCTGCTTGAGGTTGTGCCATTGCCATTGCTAATGCTTCTGCGTTACCTGGAGTAGGTGACGCTGTAGCACTATTCAAACAAGTTGACGGATCTAATCCCAATTTAACAATGAGTTCATTTAAGAAAAATCTTTGCATATCATTAACAGGAACAGGAGCCGCAGGTTGATTTCCGTCGGAAGGGCCTGTTGCACCTGGAACAACTGTTTGTGGTCCAGATGTATTGGCTTGTACAGGTCCAGATAATCCAGTATATTGGCCTTGATCACTAGAACTATTAATAACTGTATTAACAATTCTTACAGCCTCTGGTGGACTTGTAATTGCTTGTGTTTCTGACGGAGTATGCGCCAAGGGATTTAAATTTTCATGTTCTAGCCAAGGTTCTCTTTTAGGTACTCGTCGAGGAAATAGTGCAGGTAATGCAACTTCTGCTATACTAGCAGACTCTGCTTCCTCTGCATTTGATGCAGCGTTGCCGCTTGTGTTCATATGTATATTAGGTGCTGTTTCTCTATGTTCGCCACCGCTCAAAATTTCAGTGTTGTTGCCAGCTGTAAATTTATTTGCGCCTGTAGTAGAGACATCAAGTGTTGCTTGTTTATCTTTCCTAGAGCCGCCTGTTAGTATATCTAACGTTGTTTGGCTAGTAATGCTATGTGCTCCAGCAACATTCAAATGTCCTTCGGCACCTACAAACACTTGTTGATTCGCACCAACAAACTGATCATAGTTGGTTCCAACATCTAGTTTTGCATCAACACCTACTTTAGTGTCCATGTTATTAGATGCGGTAACTTTTATATCTCGTCCGCCGTTGATATTAACATCTCTGCCGGCACTCCAATTGAAATCTCTGTCGGCATGTAAATTAATATCGTTGCCACTTCTAATACTAATACTATCATCTGCATAGATGTCTATTTTACCGTTTGAAGTTAATTCTACCCAAGTACTACCTCTAGCATTTCCGATATAAATTAAATCTTCTGTATTATGTAAAAGTATTTGATGACCAGTTCTTGTCCTAAGTCTAACATGTTCATTAAACAATAGAGTCGGATTTGAACTATTTGTAGCACTAGGAACTTTGCTTATATCGTAGTATACCGGTCCTTGATCTGAAGCTAGTCCTGACCTAAGTATAGTCGGATCTCCGTCGTCCATTACAAATGACGATCCGCCTAGTCTACTTCTAAAATAATCAACTTGATCATTTTTTGTTCCGTATTTTCCCTTAGGTGCTCCGTCTCTTTTATCCAACGGACCTGGTGTGTTCCATCCATATACTGTATTAGGTATATCTCTTCTAGCACTACTACTAGTAAGCCCTCTAATAGTGTCGTCTAATAACCCTTGTGAAGCCAATGTTTGCACCATTAAAGGATTGTGAGGTTTTAAAAACTTATCAGGGTCATTTCCTTTATTAGTATTAGATGCTTTATTATATTCTCCAGTAGGTAAAGGTTTGTTTTTATAATCTTCAATTAAACCTTCTTGGATAACTCGGTTACTTTTAGCTGCCGCATATCCTCCTGGCACCATATGATTCATATATTCGTCTGGTATGCATCCAATCCAAAATCCTTGATTTGATTGATTTTCTGCAAATATTACAAGTACTTTTGTGCCCGGGTCAGGCGGCACGGCCCAAAATCCATAACTCTGTTGAGTACTACTATATTGATTATCAGCTCTGTTGCTTGAAACATCAGTAACTCCATAAAACGGCATACAGTATCTTACTGTAAAGAGTTGTCCTGGTTCAAAACCTGCATCATTGCCGGCTGTAGCATTTTTTAAAAGCTCTACTTTCAACGCACCAGTACGTCTTGGATCAAGATGACTTACAACCTTGGCAATATAAGGGCCCGGTGGCATTGGAATAGCGGCAGCACCGCTAGATCTTTTGTCTTTGCTATTATTGGTCATTTCTTCTTCTTACTCCGTAATTATAGTATGGATCGTTATTTCCGGACCCGGTACCGCCTGTTCTCGACGGTGGCGGAGTTGTAGTAGCAGGAGTTGTAGTTTGTTCTGTAGGCACAGGGGTTGTGTTGCCAGCAGGTGCATTAGTTTCAGATTCTTCTGTAGTAGGTTGCACCGACTTACCTCTTTTTCCAGTGGCTAAATCAGTAGCATTAGGATTTTGTTGAGTCTCCCAAACTTGTAGTTTACCATCAGCATTTTTGTCTGCAATTGCAAAATCAATTTGGTCTTGATCGCCAGTTTCCCTAGCTTCTTCAACTCGTTTTTCGTATCTACGTTTTTGCTCGTATAGTGCATCTTGCACTTCTGCTTCTGCGTCTTTCAACTGGTAATTTCTTCTTCTAACACATTGCAAAGTTTGAGTAAAAAGATTATCTCTAAACTGATTAATTACTGTATTAACTTTATATAGTCCACTAAAATCTTTTACACCTATTCCTGGTCCGTCCATTAAATATGCACCAGTTTCGGGATCAATGTCAACAGGTGTTCTGAAATTAATTAAAATATCAACTTCACTTGATTGGTGATTTATTGTTCCATCGATATTAAGATTAGTATAATTTGTAGCTTCTGCATTATAGTTACCTACTCCACTATCAGCAATGTAATACGGATCGCCTAAAATTTCCATTTCAATGCTAACTAAATCTCCGTCTGAATTTACAATTGCTTCGTTAAACTGTCTGGCAATTTGTAGTTCGCTGTCTTCTTGCATAGCAGCAGCTGTTTCAGTGCCAATGCTTCTATTAACATTAGCAGATGTTAATCCATCACCTTGATAACCTGCTGCATTGCCCGTTACTTCAACACCTTCCTCTACATCTGTATTTCCTTGTTCGGAAGGATCGTTATTTCCAGAACGATTTCCTCTATCTGTAGAAACAGCAGCATAAAATGCATTATCAAATTTAATATCAAAGTTAATGATATCTGTATTTTTGCCAGTGTACATATAATTGTATTCTTTGACTGCCTGTGATACTAAATTATCATAGCCCGGTGGCGGATCATTTGGCATCATAAACTGACTTTTATGTACTTTATACGGAACTACTTTGTACAAATAAATCCTAGGAAGTCTACCCATTACTGCTTCTGCTTTTTTATCATTAATAAGATAAACGCTTGATTCAATTCTAAACCAATCAACGAATCCGTTTTTATCTGGAACTCCGTTTTTAGTTAATTTTTTTCCAAAATCGCTCAAAAGAACAAGTTCTTCTAAGATTTTTTGTATTTTAGTACCAGCCTTAAATGTAATTGTTCTTACTTCTGGATTAATAACAGTTCCGCCTCTTTCTAATAGTCCGTTGTCAGGATTCCAAGAAAATTGACTTAATCCAAAATTTAAATTACCTGGAGAAAGGGGATCGTTCGGAAGTATTTTAGAACTACCAATTTTGTTAGGTGTTACTGTTGGAGAAGCAATTGCTTTTTTAATACTTTCACTAAGTTTTCCCCTTTTTACAGAATACCCTAATCTATTTTCAACATAATCTCTTTTTTGTTCGATAACCCTTGCGCCAAAATCACTATTGTCTTGTACATAATCATCAAAGCCGCCTCTACTCTTGAATGCATATTCGATAGCAGAATCGTCAAATTCTTTAAATTGTAAATCACCACTGGTTGCTGTGTTTTCTATACTTGCTGTTTTAAAAGCTCTCTGCAATCCTACGCTAGAAGTATCAGACGGAAATGCAAAAATATATTCATCTACTTCTACCTTTTCTTTTGTTTCTTTTTTTCGATTTAACAAATGAGTATTAAGGTGACTAGACAAACTATTAAAACCAGTCTGTACAGCTTCTTGTAATGATCTACCCGAAAGAGTAATATCTACTGGTAGTGACTGATTTGTATCTGAAAATGCTTCGTCATTAAATGCGCTGCAAATAAAACTATAGTGACTGCCATTAGTGTCTACGTTAAAATTTACTGAAACAAGTTTTAAAGGAAGTTTTTTTGTAGTGCTAGTTAGCATATTAGGTATTTCAGTATTACCAGTTGCTGTCTGTAGTTGCCCTACAAAATCTAGTTGTAATAGCCACGGCGACTCTAAATAGTTTGAATACCCGGCATTCTTAGAACATATTTGCATAGTTTGTAACAACTGTCCCATGCTATAAGGTTCAGTTACTTCAAAAGATATTTGATGAAAATTAGTTGCTCTGCTTTTAGGATTTGGTGCAATAACTGTCTGTATTTCAACATTGTTAATAAAATAACCTGCATCAAGGTTATATTCTTTTTCAGCAAATGTTCTTGGTTTTCCTTGCGGTGTTTGACCTGATCGTAATACAATTTGTCCTGAACGTATGCCTGTCTTGCGATATGTTTCGTCGGGAAAATTTAATTCTTCTGGACTTAAACATCCTAGTCCAAAAATACAATTTACAGATGCAAAATCTTCTAATTCGTTAGTTAGTGGTAGTGCCGTTGTTTCTCTTTCTGTTATAAGTCCTGCGTCGTCAGAGGTAATAATGTTCGAAGCAGATCCGATAGTTGCTGTAGACAATGTATCTACAACAGAGTTTTCTGCAAGAATAGATACATTAGAACTTAAAGGATTTTGTCCGGCTTGGGCTTGATCTATCATTGTAGACATCCAAGGCAGTCCTAATCCATTTAATACAGCTTTTGCAGCTTCAGGATCGCCTTCAACTTCAGATGTTTCATCCTCGTCACTAGGAGGTATATATTTTCCTCCTAACAACTTGCCAGTTACTGGATCTTTTTTTAATGCAGTGCCTAACGGAAAAACATATGGCACAGTTATTCTCCTAAATCTTGTTTGATTCGTTCGGCATTGGGAAGATAAATTTGTTTTCCTGGAACTAAATCATATATTGGATCTTCAATTACATTTAAATTTCTTTGTGCAAATACCCACCAAAGACTTTGATCGCCATATAGGTCATATGCTAAAAGATCTGGTCTATGGGTGTATTGAGGTTCTACAGTATATAATGGGTCATCAGTGTATGCTGGTACTGGACGTATTCTAAAATATCCTAGTGATCCATTACTATCAAGTTTAGTTTTATCGTAGGGTCCGTTTGCCATTAAATATATCCTTGGCCGATATCATTGCCTTTAATAAAGTTATCGTAGTTGAATACTGTTTGTTTACTTCTGCTATAAATTGGCTGGACGCTAACACTAAATTGCGATTCTGCAGGAGCCCAGCTTATGTTTCTACTGTCTGCAGGATTACCAGTTTCTGAATTTATTCCGGTTGCAATATAATCTACTTCGTTAGGCATATCTACAGTAAATGTTGTAATTATTACAGGAACATTATTAAACACATAGTCTCCGTAACCATTTAGTTTTACAATAGGCGGCGGAGCACCTGGATTACTGCCTTCGCCAAAATCCATTTTAGTTACTGATCTTAAATAATGTAAGCACGATGTCCAATATTTTGCTTCTAACGAGTTTTGTACAAAAAATTGTCCTGTAATAACTAATTCGTTCACTTGTGAGTTTTGATAAGAGAAAAAAGGATAATTATTATGTATCGGTGCAGAAGAATTATAATTTGCACTATGCTGAATAATGATTGTTGGAGTGAAGGGGAAAACCATTCGATTGCCTGTACTCTTAAGAGGTTCTAAAAGTTCAGATTCATTATATGCAACAACACCCGCTGGCAAACTTAACGAAACACGCCAGTCTTTTTCTTCTACATTTGCTGAAGAAAAAGAAGCTGTTGCTGTTGGACCGGAAGTTATTTGCCCTGGTAAATTTTTTCCGCGAAGTGCGCTCATAAAATTTCCAGATGCTCCTTCTATTCCACTGAACACTTTCTGTCCAATGTCTTTTACATTTTTTGGAATGTTGGACGCTATATCAGGAATGCCGCCTGCGGCTATACTTTGTCCAGCTGCACCTGTTGCTCGTACAACTTTGTCTGCTACAATGCGACCATTGTTCCAATTTTTTGCCATAGCTATGTTGTCTCCTATACATTATTTAGTTGACAAAGTTATGTGCATAGTTTATAATATGGATATAACCTGGAGAAATCATGACTAAAAGAGTTAACTATCTTAATAATAAAGATATATTAAAAGAAATACACAGATCAAAAAATACGTTTTGTAGTTATATCGATAAAGAGTATCATCAGTACGATATTATTTTACCAGATGTTGAAAAAATTAACGTTAGAACTATTGCAGAAGCAAAACGTAACAAAGCTAAAAGGCTACAACAACAACGGTTTGAAGCTGCAAAAGCCGAAGGTCTGAAAGTAAAACTTGCCGAGTACGAAGTTGATTACAAAAAGATTTCGAAAGACGAACTTATCTTTCGAATTATGACGTTTGATCACATTCCAGAAGAGCCAGGACGCAAGAAAAATCCTAAGACTGTTGCTGATACGAGAGTAAAATTAAATTTTCCTCCGTTTCAACACTATAAATTTAACACTGAAAGTGACGAGCTAGAGTGTGTAGGAAAAAGTCACTGGAAGGGTGGTATGTCGAACGGTTACTTTAGTTTGAATCACGGAAAGTCAACCGACAAACTTGCTACAATGTGGATGAAGTTATGCGATCGATATGCTACTAGAGGCAATGTACGTGGTTACACTTACAATGATGAAATGCGTGGACAAGCTATACTACAATTAGCACAAATTGGCTTACAGTTTGACGAATCTAAGTCACAAAATCCGTTTGCATACTATACAGCCGCAGTTACAAATAGTTTTGTACGTGTCATTAACATTGAAAAACGTAATCAAAACATTCGAGACGATATTCTTGAAATGAACGACTTAACACCTAGCTTTACTAGACAACAACAGGGTCAGTGGGAAAGAGAAGTTGAGCGTAACGATCAACAGACCAAAAAAAATTCTTGACTTACACACAAAAACTAGTTATACTAAATGAGAAAAGAGGATTAATACTTGTTTAAAAAAGCTGCTGTCTTTACAGACATACATTTTGGATTAAAAAGTAATTCAAAAATCCACAATCAAGATTGTGAAGAATTTGTAGATTGGTACATAGAGCAAGCACAAGCTGCCGGGTGTGAAACTGGCATTTTCTGCGGGGACTGGCATCATAATCGTAACAGTCTAAACATTACAACTATGGATGCAACTCTACGTAGTTTAGAAAAGTTAGGACAATCATTTGAACAATTTTTTTACTTTCCTGGCAACCACGATTTGTACTACAAAGACAAACGAGATATCCATTCAGTTGAGTTTGGGAAACACATTCCAGGTGTAACTGTTGTAAACGAGATTACAGAAGTAGAAGATGTTTGTTTGGTTCCTTGGCTAGTAGGCGACGAATGGAAAAAAATTGAAAAGATCAAAGCCAAATATATGTTTGGCCACTTTGAACTTCCTAGCTTTTATATGAACGCATTGGTTAAGATGCCCGATCACGGTGATCTAAAGCCAGAGCATTTTAAGCATCAAGAGTATGTGTTCTCAGGACACTTCCACAAACGTCAAGTACAAGGTGCGATTCACTATATTGGCAATGCGTTTCCGCACAACTATGCTGATGCGTGGGATGACGAGCGTGGGATGATGATTCTTGATCGTGAAAACAACAAGGAACCCCAATTTATTAATTGGCCAGATTGCCCTAAGTATCGAACTGTTAAGCTAAGTGAGTTAATTGATCAAGCAGATACAATTATTAAGTCAAAAATGTATCTTCGAGTTACTTTAGATTTACCAATTAGTTACGAAGAAGCACAATTTATTAAAGAAACGTTTATTAATCAACATAATTGTAGAGAAATTACACTTATTCCTCAAAAACAAATTGAAGAAATTTCTACTGACATTGATATTCAACAATTTGAAAGTGTAGATCAAATTGTGTCTAAGGAAATTTCAGCAATTGACTCGGATAATTTTAACAAAAAAATGCTATTGGACATTTATAACGAACTATGATACGTATTAAGGATTTAACAGTCAAGAATTTTATGAGCGTGGGCAATCAGACTCAGGCTGTAGATTTCAATAAAGAACAACTTACTCTTGTGTTAGGTGAAAACTTAGACCAAGGCGGCGATGACAGCGGGTCACGCAACGGTACTGGTAAGACTACAATTATTAATGCACTCAGTTACGCTATGTACGGGCAAGCATTAACTAATATTAAACGTAACAATCTTATTAACAAAACTAATTCAAAAGGAATGTTAGTTACATTACATTTTGAAAAAGATGGATTAGACTATAGGATTGAACGAGGTCGTTCTCCTAATGTATTGAAATTTTTTATTAACGATCAAGAACAAGAAATGATCGATGAGAGTCAGGGCGACAGTCGTAAAACTCAAGAAGAAATCAATGAATTGTTAGGCATGACGCATGATATGTTTAAACACATTGTTGCACTTAATACCTATACAGAACCGTTTTTAAGTATGCGTCAAAATGATCAACGTGCTATTATTGAACAGTTATTGGGTATTACCATTCTTAGTGAGAAAGCAGAA